TAATCCGCATGGCGCGGGAGGCTAACATTAAGCAAGCCATTGAAACACCCCATTTACTGATGGTGCATGAGCTTGAACGCTTCGCCGCTCTTGTTGCCGCTGCCGAGCGTGAGGCGTGTGCAAAGGTTCTGTTTGATTATGCTGAGCGCGACGATCTGTCCGATTCTGATGAATCTTTGTTGAAGCATTTGTTTGAGTTGATTCGAGCAAGGGGGTAGGCATGAACTACGAAGCCTGGATCGCCAGCCAAGTACTGTGTGGCAAAGACGCAACCATTAGTCTTGCGTTGCTTGAGCAAGCGTACCCGCCCGAAGTGCCAGCCTTGAGAGCGATTCAAGACTGGGCCGAGCAGGTATGCCGCAACCTCGGCTGCACGGCCACGATTCACGTCGCCAGCGACTTCGTAACTTTTTACCCAACGAAAGGATGAGCGATGAACACCGCCGACTACGAACGCGCCTTGCAGGATCTTGAGGACATCAAACGCACCTTAGCAGCACTCCGCGCTAACGTGAACATGTTGATGTTTGCCGCTGCGGCGGCCGAGAACGAGCAGTGCGCCCGGCTGATTGAACGCATGGGTACTGATGGCTACGGCACGCTGGCGATAGCCGCTGCGGTGCGGCAGCGTATGTTCGACGGTCCCGGCGCAATCCATTGAAAAAGACCCCGCACGGTGGTTGGGTATAGCTTGCCTTCTTGGCGGGGTTTGCGCATAATTAAAAATCGTTCAACCTCGCAATAACCGATAACTTTACGATATGAACCTGAGACCCTATCAGCTTGAGGCGGTCGAGGCCGGGCTCGACGCGCTCAACGCGGGAGGCAACCCGGCGTTGCAGCTCGCCACCGGCACCGGCAAGTCCCTCATCATAGCGGAGCTGGCTCGCCGCCGGCTGCCCGGTCGAACGTGGGTACTCACGCACGTTCAGCAGCTCGTCAGGCAAAATGCCGCGACTTACGCTCGGCACACCGGCTCGGAGCCGGGCGTGGTTTGCACCGGGTTGAAGCGCCGCGACTACGACGCGCCGGTCATCTACGGAACCATTCAGACCGTCATCAGCGCCACGGGGCGCATGCCCCCGCCGGAGCTCATCATCATTGACGAGGCGCATCGCGTCCCGCACAATCACGGCAAACCCACGCAGTATGAGCGCGTCTTAAGCGGGCAACCGCAAGCCCGCCGCATCGCCATGACCGCCACCCCGTGGCGCATGGACAACGGAGTGATTCACGGCGAAGGGGAGCAGTTCTGGTTCGACCGCTTGGCGTACTCTTACAACGTGCCCCGCGCCGTGAAGGAAGGCTACCTTTGCCCCTTGGTGGGGGTTGAGACCGCCGTTCAGCTTGACGTGGGTGGGGTTCGAATCGACAGCGACTACGTTCAGTCGGAGGTGGCGTCGCTCGAGACTCAGGAGTGGCTCATTAGCGTGGCGCGGTCGATTGGGGAGTTGGCGTCGCGCCGCCGGCACGTTGCCGTTTACTGCCCCACGGTGGCGGCGGCCGACCGGGCGGCGCTGATCATCGGGGCCATGACGGGTTGGTCGACCGAGGTGCTGACGAGCGCCCTCGACGAGGAGCAACGCCAGGCCGTGCTGGGCCGGTTCATGAGCGGGGAGACGCGGGTGTTGTGTTCGGTTGATATGCTCACGACCGGGTTCGACCACCCGGCGCTGGACTGCATCGTGTGCCTGCGCCCTACGCTGTCCTCATCGTTGTGGGTGCAGATGCAAGGGCGCGGCACTCGGCTTCACGAAAGCAAGCGCAACTGCCTCATCTTGGATTACGTCGGCAACCTCATCCGGCTAGGCGGCGTTGATATGATGGAGACGTATTACCGCGAGAAAGGCGACGCCGATCAACTTCAGCAGGTCCCCGCCACGCCCCGAGAACGCGGCGAGAGGGAACTGCGGCCGGGCTTGATAACGCTTACCCCCATTGACCCGATGACGGGCCGAGAGGCGCAAGACGGCGCAGTGCTTACGGCGCAGGTTCAAACGGTCAACAGTGTGGCGATTACAACGCGGCGCGACCCCGCCACCCCGGTGCTGATGGTCAATTACAACTGCACCACCCCCGAGGGCGCTCGGCTTCAGGCGTCGCAGTTCATCAATCCTGCCCGGCCCGATCAGCGGGCGGTGCGGTTTTTCAACGAGCGGGCGTTGGCGGTGCGGTTGCCCTCGCCGGCGAAAAATGTCTTGTGGGCGTTGCGTAATGCGCCGCGCCAGCCCAGGGAGATTCGCGTTATAAAACGTGGGCGGTACTGGAATGTTTTGGAGGAGAGGTTCGGTGCGTAGGAAAACTGATAAACAGCTGTGGGCCGTGGACCGCGCCCCCACCACCCTTGATTACGCGCTGGCTTATGCGCGGCTCGGGTGGGCGGTGTTGCCGGTGTGGTCCGTCGATGCGCATGGGCAGTGCCGTTGCGGGCGGCCCAACGCCGAAACCGGCCACAAGCCCGGCAAACACCCCCAAGCGCAACTCGTACCCCACGGTCACCAGGACGCCACAACCGACGAGGAGCGCATCAGGCAATGGTGGTCGACGGATCCCGCCGCCGGGGTGGGCGTGAGCTTGGCGGATTCGGGGCTGCTTGCCCTTGATATCGACCCGCAAAACGGCGGCGCTGAAAGTCTTTCGGCTCTGGAGGCCGAGCACGGCGTGCTGCACTCAGACCTCACGGCGGTTACGCAGGGCGGCGGGGAGCATCGTATCTTCCGCGCCGACCCCGAAATGAGCTACCCCGGCTCGCTCGGTAAAGGGCTTGACCTGAAACACAATGGTTACATTTGCGTCGCGCCCACGTTGGGGCCGTCGGGCGAGTACCGTTGGGCCGAAGGGCGGTCGCCCCTGAGCCGCACCTCACCCGCCGAACCTTCGCCGCTGCCTGATATGATACGCTCCCGAGCGCGGAGCCCGGTCACTTACGCCTTGACGGAGCGGGGCGGCGTGCCGGTGGCGACGGCGCAAACCTTTGACGACTTGCGCTCGGCGCTGAAACACGTCGACGCCGACGACTACACAACGTGGGTCAACGTGGGGATGGCGCTGCGTCCGTACGGCGAGAACGGTTACAAAATCTGGACCGAATGGTCGGCGCAGAGCGAAAAGTTCAACGCCGCCGCGCAACGCAAGAAATGGGAACGCGACCTGACCAACCCGCATAGCATTACGTATCGTTCGATTTTCCGCCTAGCGATTGACGCCGGTTGGCCGGGCAACAATAACACCGTCCCCGCAGCCGGCTCAGCTGAAAAGGCTGCGCACCCTTTTGCGTTGAGCCGGGCGGTATTTACTGGGGCTGACCGCGTAGCGATTTTTGAATACATTTTCGACGACTTCATGAGCACCGGCGTCAACGTGGTGGCGGGAGCGCCCGGCGTCGGCAAAACCACCCTCGTCATACCTTTGGCGTTGGCGGTGGCGCACTTGTGTCCGGCCGACTACATGATGCGCCCCACGGTGCGCCGCAACGTCATCATCATCACCGAGTCTGTCGAGCAGGTTCAACGCACCATTTACTCGCTGTACAGCTGGGGATTCACGGGCGCAAGCACCGCCGACTTTGAGGCTCGGGTGCGGGTGTTGGCGGCCCAACGTCTTGACCCCAAAGTGGTGGGGGCGGTTGCGGCCGAGTACCGCACGTGGACTGTCCAGAACCCCCGCACCGACAACTCCGACACCGTCTTTGAGGCGCTGCCCCTGGTGGTGTTCGATACGGCTAACGCCGTATTTGACCTCGAAAACGAAAATGATAACGCCGAAGTAGGTCGCGCAATGGCCGCCATCAAGCAGTCATTTTCAGCGTTTCCGGTGATCATCGTCAGCCACACTTCAAAAATCCTGGGCTCGCAGGAGGCTTCCAATCTCGGACCCCGAGGCGCTTCGGCTTGGACCGGCGACGCGCAGGGCGTGTACGCGGTGTTTAAAGACGGCGAAGACGCCGACGCCCCCCGAGTGCTGAAGACGATAAAAGTGCGGTTCCCGGCCGCTTACCCCGAACTCGTGTTCGAGCTCGTCAGCAACCGCGAGCGCCACCCGGACGTACTCGGCACCCCGCGTGATATCTGGTTCGCGCACGCCGTGGCCCGCCCGCTGAAAGCCGGCGAGCGCACCGCCCTAAAAACGCAAGTAAAAGAGGAACGCGAACGCAGCAACTGGAACGCCCTCACCCTGCAGATGATCCAACTCATACGCGCCAACCCCAACCGTGCCCGCAGCTACTTTGAGCGCCTTACGACGGCGGACGGCGGCCTGAAGTGCTCGCAAGAACGGCGCGAGCGCCTGATGAACTCCCTGCTGGCGGACGGGTTAGTCGAGCGCGTTGAGCTTGAGAAACCCCAGGGCCGCGCCAATCACTACGTGCGGTTGAACGAAGCGCTCATCGCGCAACATTACCCTACCGAGCCCGGCTCGTTACGTGTTTTTAACCCTGAAGATGGAGAACTTTAGAATGGAAAACGCAACCCCCACCCCCGATCAACCCGCGCCGCCCGCGTGGCTCGAGGAATTTAGCCGGCAGATCAAGCCGGGCAACTGGTGCTTGCCCGTTGAGGACGTCTGGCGCAAGCACGGCTGGGTGCCGCCGTCAAGGGAGTGCCCCGTGACGATGCGCAAACACGAAACCTACCGCCGGTGGCAACTCGTCGAGGAGCCCCAATCATGAGCGAGCAGGAGCTACCCCCGCTGGTTCTTAACGCCCGGCAACGCGAGCTGCTGAACTACCTGAAGAATCGCAGCACCCCTATTTCAACCGCCGCGCTGGCCCAGCGGTTCAGAGTCACTACAGCGAGCATAACGGGTAACCTACGCCCACTGCTGATGGCGGGTGAAGTTGAGCGCCATTTCAAGTTGGAGCAGACCTCCGTAGCAGGAAAGTTTTCGCGGCTCGGCTACTACAAAGCCACAAAGCCTATCCCGTCAAAGACCAAGCGCCCCAGTACTTCACCGCCCATGTTCAACGACCCGTTCAACTTAGGCTTAGGGCGAGAGCGCGTCGATACCCAACCAAAATGAAGGGTTATTACTTGCCAATCAATGGTGGAATGAGGTTTAATATAAACCGTTGTACCTCATAACTAATTAACTGGAGAACTGAAATGCTAAACGACCTCAAACTCACCGCCGCTGATCAACTCGGTTCGCTGCTCGCCGAGATCAAAACTCTCGAAGCTCGCGCCGATGCGATCAAAACTCAAATCAAAGAGGCCGCCAGTGCCGGCGGTCCTCGCGTGATTGAAGGTGTGTTGTTCAAGGCAACGTACAGCGAGAGCAACCGCGCAACCGTTGACTACAAAGCTATCGTGATGTTGCTCGCCGACCTCATCTTGCAGCAGAATCCTCAGGTCGACATCAAAAACGTAATCAGCAATATGGTCGCCGAAAACACCAAGGTTTCCGCCGTATTTGCCGTAAAAGTAACTTCACGTTAGAATTCATTCCATGGGGCTTCGGCCCCTCATAACTCAACAACTCAAAGGAACTCAAAATGCAAGTCACTGTTAGTCAAATCGTCAAAGCCATCGAAGTGCTCAGCAGCATTGAAAAATCGTCAATGACTGCGTTCAAAGACCCTTGTTTCGTCGGTAAGCTGCAAGCCGAAGCGTGGTTAGCTATGTGGCCTCTGAAGCACGCCCTCGAAGAAGCCCAGCTCAAAGTCACCGTCGAGGAGTAACTCAAATGACCAAGCAACCTTTTCGCCTCACCTTTGAGCACGTCATTGGCGGTGTGCCTTGCGTAATCGGCGTGTTGTCCTACGAGAGCGTGCGCGGCTCGTACTCATACAGCGCCGCTAGCGATCTTGATTACAACGGCTGGTTTGACTGCGAGTGGCATGTGCTTGATGAGGACGGTCAGCTGTCTCCCGAGCTGGCCGAAAAAGCCACCTGGGCCGAAGATCAAGCCATCCGCGAAAAAGTCCAAGACCTCTTGAGTAAGGAGTTCCGCCGTGATTAAAATTTTAACCCTACACGTTACGCCGCCAGTGCCGCTGCGTTGCTTTGACTGGACCGCCTTTGGCCCCGACTACGAGCCCGGCGACCCGGTGGGACACGGCGCCACGCAACAGGAAGCCGTCGAAGAGTACTTAGCAGCTATTGACGCACCCCTTGACGCCGAATACATCGTTGAGGGGGTCTGAGCTTATGCGTTATCACCAACAAGGCGACCGTGTCATGACGCCTTCAGGCCTGGGGGTGCTGGAGGCGATTCATGCAGACGGCGGCTGCTCGGTGCGGCTCATCAATCAGGAGACCAACTGGCCGTTCCCGCAGTGGGTCATCCTGCACATCTCGCAGGTCAAAGCCGTCCGCGCCCCGAAGCAACCACCGAGCGTTGAAGATTTTGAAGAAGCACTATTTTGAAACCACAGGAGATTACTGAAATGTTTAACACCGAACCCCATCAAACTGAAACTAGCGAATCACTTTACGCGTGGCTCGAGACTGCTTCGATGAAGCAGCTCATTGAGTTTCACAATAAATATGCCAACCGCCGTGTACGGGCATTTTCAGACCGTCAGCAAGCCGTCGACCGCTGCCGCGAGTTGTGGGACAAACTTCAAACGTCAGTTGCAAGCAAAGTCGTAAAAACCAAAGAGCCCCCTCTCTTAAGCAGCAAAAAGCGCCCTGCAATGAGTGACTCATTACGATTACCCGATCGAAGAGTGCGTTGTATCGAAACCAACGAAATCTGGGAAAACGCTTTGAGGATGCGCCGCGCTCATCCCGATTGGATGAGTAGCGGTCAGTTAAACCGTTTAACGCGACAGCTTTATACCGCAGCTAAAGCCAACGAGCCGGCTACGGTTCAAATTAACGGACGTTCGTTTGAGCTCGTCAGCTTATCAGGAACTCCAAAATGAACCGTCGTAGTCGAAGCGTTTTTGACAGCGGAGGGTTTTTCGCCCTCTGGTTGTTGAGTTGGGTGGCGCTTATCGCGGCGGGTACAGTTCTGGCCGGAGCGTTTTGCCGCGTCATTTCGGCGTTGTTTAACTTTGGGTGGGGGCTGCTGTGAACGATTACCGGCTGCGGGAAAACCGCCGCGAATATTTCGACAAACTCTACGGTCTGAACTTGACTTACGGTGTGATGCCGGGGTTGGTATACCTGTACATGCCGGAGCTGGCGCGACGTTACGATTGGGATGCCGAGCAGCGTCTTTGGTTTGCGTTTTTAAATGGTCTTACGCAAAACCCTATAACTTCAATAAGTCTTGCGAAACGTCTCCCGTCAGTCCCACCCCCTGATGCAAAGCTGACGCAGTTCAGCGACTGGTTTAATTCAGAGTGGGACCGGTTACAGTTCGATACAGACCGGCGATATCAGAAAACACACACCCCCGAAGCTATCCGCACTTATGCCAATCTTGTTGCTGAACACGGCGGCTCGCAAGTTACCATGCTCAGCGAAAAAACATATGCTGAACTATGGGCGTTAGTGCGAGGGCGGTATCACTCGTTTGGGCGACTGTCATCGTTTTCTTACCTCGAGTACGTTTACCTCAACGGGTTCGGAGCTGACTGCGACGACTTGCTTTTTAACGACAAGTCGGGTAGCCGCTCCCACCGTAACGGTATGTTGTTCTTAACCGGCAACGACCAATTAGTTTGGGACAAACGGGCGGGCAACGGCTTTGACGGCAGTTATTTCAATTTTGAAGGGATGTGCACGTGGCTGAGTCGGGAGGCCGACAACCTTCTCTTTGATTTTTCTGAGCAGAACCACGACATTCCGAATGTAAATAACTTTACACTCGAGAGCAACTTGTGCACATTTAAAAATCATTTCTTTGGGCGAAGGTATCCCGGCGTTTATGCCGACATGGCTTGGGAGCGTATCGAGTGGGCCGACGCTCGGGGGCTGAGCGAAGTTACGGCGGTGTTCAAAGACATACGCAGCTTGGAACTCCCCGAATGGCTGAGGGCTGAATGTGAGACGCAGCGGTTGTCTTTGAAAGAAAAAGCGCGTATATTTCCCGCTACAGGTCGGCCCTATCGAGCCGAGCATTTTTTATAACGAAACAACTGGAAAACTAACATGCGAAATGTCATCTTGCGCATATCAGGTACGTTCGGTTCAGGTAAAACCACAGCCGTTAGGCAGTTTCTCGACTACAGTGCTGAGGCGTTAATGAGCAAAGATAAGATAGCCGGTTATCGAGTAGGTGTTCCTGCTTTACGCACCCCGATTTACGTCATCGGCAAATATGACAATGTTTGCGGTGGCACCGACGCGATCAAAACTCAAGCTGAGATAGCTCAACGCGTGTTGAAAGCTCACCCGTTAGGGCATGTACTTTACGAAGGGGCGTTAGTCTCTAACAGCGGACTAGGTGGACAAGTCACCCAAGCCGTGCAGCCCACAGGCTGCGCGGTGTATGCGTTCATGAACACACCGCTCGAGCTTTGTATCGAGCGCGTCAAACAGCGTCGCTTGACTGCCGGTAATGAAAAACCGTTCGACCCTAAAAACCTTGTCGAAAAGTTCCATTCGGTGGTGAACTGTTACAAAAATTTACGCAATGCGGGTTACAACGTGCGACTCATCGACCACGCTGACCCTCACCCTCAGCTGATGACTATTTTCGAGGAGTTCGAAGCATGATCGAAGATTGCCCCTACAAGCCGCCTACCGCTAATAAAATTGCATCAATCGAAGGGTTGCTGTATTTTGTTTGGGAACGAGAAGTAATCCGCATCTCACGTGAAAACAAACTGCCGCCCCCGTGGACCGAGGACCCCACCTTGCGCGATTACAAGTTTACGAACATCCGCCGCCGTGATGACCGAGTGTCTAAATGGATCATCAAACACCTCATAGAGCCTGACGCTGACCGGCCAGATTTGTGGTTTACGCTTTTGATAGCGCGGTTAATCAACTGGCCGCCTACTTTGCGCGTATTGATTTATGAGAAAATTCTGCCCGTTTCACCTGAGAAGTTTTCACCCGAGGCGTTTAGTTCTCTTATCGAAGCGTATCGCCGTAAGGTTGATAAGATTTACGGTGGGGCATATATGGTCTACCCTACCAACAAAGAACCTGCGGGAATAAAAAGTCTTGCATTAGCGCGGCACATCATTGAGCCCGCCATTGAGCTCAACGCGAAACTCATCGAAGAGCTCAATTACGAGCGCCCCCGGATCGAGAACTTCGTGTACTTGCTTGCTACGTCGTTTGGGCTCAATACGTTTATGGCCGGGCAAGTTGCCGCCGACCTCACCTACACCGACAAACAGCTGGGCGTCGCCGAGGACCTTTACACTTACGCCCCCATCGGCCCCGGCAGCACCAAAGGGCTCAATTACCTCACGGGGCGCAAGTCAACGATGCCTTGGAACCAGACGCAGTTCAACAAGAAACTGATCGAGATCAAAAACGCAATCGAAACCCAGCTTGATATTACGGACCTTACGTTGCATGACGTTCAGAACGTAATGTGCGAGTACAGCAAGTACGCCCGCACAGTGGTTGGGGACGGTGTGCCGAAGACCCGCTACAAGCCCGAGAAGGAGTTCTAGAGTCATGGCCTACACAATCACCGCAAGTAACGTCAACGAAGCCTTCGCGGAGGTATTCTGGAAGCTCCGAACGTATCCTACCCATGAGCGTAACACCCGCAATGGTCCGGCGATTACGTTCACAGACACGTTCATCATCACGTATCTGCGGCCTCAGGAGCGGGTGCTGTTTCATGAGGGGCGAGACGCTAATCCGATTTTTCACCTGCTGGAGTCGATCTGGATGCTCGCGGGGCGCAATGACGTGGCGTTCCTCGAGCGTTTCAACAGCCGCATCGGGCAGTACAGCGACGACGGCGTGACCTTTAACGCCGCGTACGGTTACCGCTGGCGGCGGCACTTTGGGTTCGATCAGCTGCTGGCGGTGATTGACCTCTTGCGCCGCGACCCGCAAACCCGTCAAGCCGTGATTCAGATCTGGGACCCCGCCGACCTCTCAAAAGCCACTAAAGACAAGGCGTGCAACACGCAGGTGATCTTCGAAACCCAAGCCGGTCAGCTCGATATGACGGTCCTGAACCGTAGCAACGATATCTGGTGGGGCGCACTCGGCGCAAACGTCGTGCACTTTAGCGTGTTGCAGGAGTTTGTGGCCACGGCGCTGGGGGTTCCGTTAGGCGTCTATCGGCAAGTGAGCGCGAATCTTCACCTTTACCGCAATCTCTACAAAGCCGACCAGTACATCACCCTCCCGCCCCAGTCGAGCGATTACGACCGTTACTGGCGGGGACTCGTGAAACCCCGACCGCTGATGATCGATCCAGACCCGCAGCTGTTCTTGTACGAGTGCGAGTGGTTCTGCGTTGACCCGTTGGCTCCTAACCCGTACCGCAACACGTTCCTGAGCGACGTGGCGCGACCTATGGCTATGGTGAGCGCGGCTCGCCGGGCCGGCGAAACGGGCCGAAAAGAGGCCGCCTCGGTGGGTGCGGAAGACTGGCGCTACGCTGCGATGAGCTGGGTTGAGCGGCGAGAAGCAGCTCGTCAGCGCTGATTTTGCGTTTCGAAAAATGCGACCTATACTTAACCGTTCTAGCTTTATAACTTTTAACTTGAGAACTTCGATATGAGAAAAACCCTTCAGTTCATCATCAACGGAAGCGAAGTCAAACGCTTTCACACCCTCACAACCCTTCAAAATGAAACCGTGGGTCATCATTCGCACGGTGTAGCGTGTTTTGCGCTGCTGCTAAACCCGGACGCCAGTCGGCAGTTGATTTTGGCTGCGCTGTTTCATGACCTCGCCGAGCAGTACACGGGCGATATCCCCTCGCCCGCGAAACGCGAATACGGCATCGGCGATCAGGTTGATGAGCTTGAGCGCCGGTTGATGCTTGACGCGGGCATCATGTACCCCGAACTCAACGCCTGCGACCAACGCACGCTCAAACTCGCCGACATAGCCCACGGGGCGGTATTTTGCCTACGTGAGGTGCAGCTCGGCAACCGGCGCATGCTCGAGGTGCATGACCGTTACGTGGCTTACGCGCATGAGCTTATTCTGTCAGGCCGGGAGCTCGATCTTTTCAACATCATCAAGGGGTTGCGTTATGAAGGCTAACGAAAAACAAGTCGGCGGAAATCACTACAAAAAAGGCGGCGAAGAACATTGGGACCGCCAGTGGCGGCTTTACGGTCGCGGTTACTTCATCGGTTGCATCACTAAGTACGTCGAGCGTTATCACGAAAAGAACGGCTTGCAGGACTTGCAGAAAGCTCAGCACTTCCTTGAGAAGCTCATCGAACTCGAGAGCGTTGCCTTTACTGACGGCTCTGAACCCACCGCAGGTTACACAAATCAAGATCGATGAGCACCTGGGTGTTTGATACCGAAACTTACCGCAACCGCACGTTGTTCTGTGCCAAAAACCCAGACACCGGCGAGTGGTTTGACTTGTGGCGGCACCAGCCCGACAGCCCCGCCAAGCTCAAGGCGTTCTTGAGCTCGGGGGCGACTTTTGTAGGGTTCAACTCGCGGGAGTTCGACAACGTCATTGTGGCGGCGTTTTGCAGCGCCCGCACAGAGGCCGAAATCAAACGCATCGCCGACGACGTCATCAACAACCGCCTTGCGCCTTGGGCCGCGATGCGTAAGTTCATGTTGCCCGAGGTTCGATTCGACTGGATTGACCTGATTGAGGTTGCGCCGTCGTTCGTGAGCCTAAAGGCCTACGGAGCGCGGATGCATATGCCGCGACTTCAAGACCTTCCAATTCATCACGCTGAACTGATACGTCCCGAGCAGGAGGCGACCCTTCTTGAGTATTGCCACAATGACGTCGAGACAACGGCGGAGCTGTTACGGCACCTTGAGAAAGAAGTCCTGCTGCGCGTCGAGATGAGCCGGCGTTACGGCGTTGATATGCGCAGTAAGTCCGATTCGCAGATGGCCGAGCAGGCGTACATCACTAGCATGGGGCTGAAGCGCCGGGAAAACGAAGTGCCGAAGAGCGTGCGCTACGTTCCGCCTAAATTCTTAAGCTTCCGTGACCTGGCGCTTCAACAGCTTTTGGAGCGCGTCGCGGCGCACACGTTCGAGATGAACCCCAGCACCGGGCACGTTGTGCTGCCTGAGTTCCTAGGGCACGCCACTATCCCGTTCGGCCACGGGGAGTATCAACTCGGCGTGGGGGGCATACACAGTGTTCATGACCGAAAAGTTTGTCACGTTGCGGGGGCCGACGTCATCTGTGATATTGACGCCGCTAGCTTCTACCCCAGTATCATTCTAGAGTGCGGTTTCGTGCCTGCCGGACTGGGTGAGGACTTCGTCCGCGAGTATCGTAAAATCTACGAACGGCGGCTAGAAGCAAAGCGTTCTGGTGATAAGACCACGGGCGAGACGCTCAAGATTTCCCTAAACGGCACGTTCGGCAAACTCGCTAGCCGATACTCGGTGTTGTACTCGCCGGACCTGATGTTGGCCGTTACCCTTACGGGTCAGTTTACGTTGCTGATGCTCATCGAGTGGTTGGAACTCGCGGGGGCTGTAACGCTCTCAGCCAACACCGACGGAATCGCTATTCGGTATCACGCGTCGCTTGAGACTACGATTCAGAAAGTCATTGGTCGCTTTAGCGAGGTTTCGCGGTTTGTGTTCGAGTTTACGCCGTACCGCGTTCTTGCGCTAAAGGACGTCAACAATTACATCGCCGTCAAACCTGATCGCTCGCTAAAAGTTAAAGGCATTTACGCGCCGTTGTCGCTCAAGAAAAACCCCACCGCGCAGGTCTGCGCCGATGCCGTGGGGCAGTGGTTAGCCCGAGGCACCCCGCTGCTCGACACAATATACGCTGCGCCGTTTCGCGATTTCATCTCAGCGCGTAACGTCACGGGTGGCGGCGCTCAGGCGGGGCAGTACCTGGGTCGCGTGGTGCGGTGGTATCAATCAAACGACCCGGCGCTCGAGCCGATACGTTACCTCAAGAACAATAATAAAGTGCCTAAGACCGACGGTGCTCGAGCCTGCATGACCGTTGAGGACTTTGTTAAACACCCGGCTGATCTCGACTACACGTGGTATCAAAAGGAAGCTCTCAAGATCGCAGTGGCGGTGGGTTGCGAAAGCTATCTCACTCCCGAAGAGCTCGCGCTCATCGCTCCGCCGCCTAAACAACCTAGGAAACGCAAAAATGACAACATCACAACAACCCGGTAACACCCGCACCGTATTCGTCGTGCAGGTTGATAACAGCAAAGACCTCAGCGACGCCCGGCGCTTCGGTCAGCTGCGGGCAGTGTTCAGCCGGCCTCGAAAACCGTACAACACTCGCATGATGATCGCCAAGGCCCGGCGAGTGCTGAGCGAATGGGAGCCGGGGGACTACCTGCTGATGGTTGGGGATCCGTCGCTGTGCGCCATATGTGCCGCGCTGGCCACCGAGCAGGACTACAAGCTGAACCTCTTGAGCTGGGACCGCGAACTGTTCCAGTACATCACACATCAGTGGGACTTTGGGCAGGGTGCCGAGGACCACGACGATTTCCCAACGGCGGACGACTAACCGCCTCTACTCAGAAAGGAGAAACAAAATGTCAAAAGAGAAGCAACCCACCCCTAGCAGCTGGCAGGATACGCTGCGCCGGGGTAAGCAAGCCGTTCCCCCGCGTTTTGTCATCTACGGCGGTCACGGGATAGGTAAGTCGACACTCGCTAGCCAGTTCCCGAGTCCGATTTTTATCAGCACCGAGGACGGTCTCGACTCGCTAGACGTGACGAGCTTTCCCCGAGCGATGAAAATCAGCGACGTGGTCGACAGCATTAAGACGCTCATCAAAGAAGACCATCAGTTCAAAACTGTGGTTGTTGATTCGGTTGACTGGCTGATCGAGCCGCTCATCGTGAGCAATGTGGAGTCCTCGCATGAGGCTAAAGACCTCGCCTACGGCAAGGGGCAGATGCTTGTAGCGGAGGAGTTTCGTGAGATCCTGCAGGGGTTGGACGTGCTACGGCTCAAGCGCGGGATGAACGTGGTGTTGATTGCGCATGCGGCGGTCGTGAAATTCGAAGACCCCCGCACCGAGCCGTATGACCGTTATCAGCCCAAACTGCCCAACCGCTGCAACGCGCTGCTTCAGGAGTGGGCAGACGTCATAGCGTTCGCGGCGTTCAAAGTCATCATCCGCAAGTCTGACACCGGGTTCAACAATCAAAAGACCCGAGGCGTGACGACCGGCGAGCGACTGCTGCACTTTGTTGAGAACCCCGCCTACGCCGCAAAGAACCGTTACGGTTGCCCCGAAGAGATTGAGATGAAGATTGAGAATCTCGAAAAACTCATCCCCATTGCCGCTTAATTAAAGGAGCTCCTTATCATGGCAAAGTTTGGATTTGATAGTTCAGAAGTTGATGTTTCCGCCCCCGCCGAGTATGACCCTATTCCCGAGGGTGAGTACATTTTGAAAGCGCTCGACGCCGAGGAGAAGTCCACCAGCGCCGGAACCGGCTCGTACATCAAGGCGAAGTTTGAAGTCGTCAAGGGTGAACACGCCGGCCGCCTCTTGTGGCAGAACTTCAACATCAACAACCCGAGCGAGAAGGCGCAGCGCATCGGCCGTCAGCAGCTCGTCGCCTGGGCCACGGCGTGCGGTAAGCCCGAAGCCGACGACACCGACAAGCTGCTAGAAAAACCGTTCCGGGCAGCGGTTTCGATCGAGCCCGCTAGCAACGGCTACAAAGCGAGCAACAAGATCAAAGCGTTCTTGTTCAGCGATGAAGCCCCCGCCGCAGCCCCCAAGACCGCTGCGCCCAAGGCCGCCGCCCCGAAAGCCTCCGCGCCGAGTCGGGCACCGGCGGCTTCAGCGAACCCCTGGGACTGAGCGCCGTGGTAGCCATTCCGCCCAAACCCGAGCAGCAAGTCATTAGCCGTATCTATGACGCTATTCAAAAAGAGAAAGCAGACTCTGAACTGTACTTGGGGCGGCTTGGCTCGTCGGGGATAGGCGAGGAGTGCGTTCGTCAGGTGTGGCTCAACTGGCGAGGTTTCGCCCGTGAGCAGTTTGACGGACGCCTTCATCGCCTTTTTGAGACGGGGCACCTTCAGGAGGCGCGAATCGTAGCGGATTTGCGCCGTGCGGGGTTCGCGGTCTGGGACAAACAACCCGACGGACGTCAGTATGAGTTCGGCGACCCCACCGGACACTTCATTACGAAAGTGGACGGTGTGGTCAGGGACGTCCCTGAGAGCGATAAACCGCACCTGCTCGAGGTGAAGACGCACAACAAAAACAGCTTCAGTTCGCTGTTGAAGAAAGGCGTAGCCGGCTCAAAACCTTCTCATTACGCTCAGGTTCAGATCAGTATGGCGCTCGGCGGGTTTACGCGGGCGCTGTATGTGGCGGTCTGCAAAGACGACGAGCAGTTCTACGTCGAGCGTATTCGGGAAGACCCCGCCGAGCAGGGCCGGCTAAAAGCGCGAATCATCAAACTCACGGAGGCTCGACTACGCCCGGCCGGAATCAGCGATGACGGCACGAGCTTCGGTTGCAGGTTCTGCAGCATGCGGGCCGTATGCACTCGTGAGGTTGAGCCTTTGCGCCACTGCCGCACGTGCCGTATGTGCACCCCAGGGCCGGAAGGCCGCTGGGTGTGCGAACTTAACAATCACACCCTCACCCTCGACGAGCAGCGGGCCGGGTGCGAACACTACGAGGCGTTATGATCACTATCGGTATTGATCCCGGCTTGAGCGGGGCGGTGGGGGTGCTCAGAGACGGACGATTCGTCGCCGTAGAGGACATGCCCACCGTCGCTAAGGGTTCGGGCAGCGTTAAGAGCGAAGTTGACGCAGCGGGGCTTCTCGCTATGCTCAGGCGGTACGCCGCGCCAGACGATCACGTGGCGGTTGCACTTGAGCGCGTAAACGCTATGCCCGGCCAGGGGGTGAGTTCGGTTTTCAGCCTGGGGGACTCGTTCGGTGTGGCTCGGGCAGCGGTTGCCGCCGTTCGCCTAGACCTCACGCACACAACCCCCGTGACTTGGAAGAAGCACTTCGGGCTGAGCTCTGACAAAGAGCTCTGCCGAGCGTTTGCAATCAGGCTCTACCCCGAAGCGCCGCTCAACCTTAAGAAGTACGCCGACCGAGCCGAGGCGCTCCTCATGGCGCGGTGGCTCTATGAGAAGCAGTTCAAATAAAAAGAAAAACCCCCGAACCTGAAACAGTTCGGGGGAAGCCGCCCCCATGGACGTAAGGGCGACGAGGAGTCCCCGCGTTTAGGGACTGGTAAAGCCGGAGTATATTGACGGTGCGGGGAGTTGCCGCCCGGCGGCTAGCGCACCATACCCTTGGGCTTGAGAAACTGCGCGTTCTTTCATTTTATCGTAAGCTAACAGCGCCAACGGCGACGCAACCGCTAACAGCGTCGAAGGCACACGGGTTACTGGAAACGGAAACAACGAAAACGCTGAGCTCCCGGCCCCAACGCTCGCGAGAATGCCGCCCAGAACGTCACCTTCTGAGAATCGGCTGTACGCCTGCTGCCCGAGCTCGGCGGTTCCTAAGCCTGCTAGCGCACCAGCTGCTCCGGGAAACGCTCTGTACCCAATATTTACTCCGCGTGAGAGCGCCTGCGCACCGCGTGACAACGGTGAAGGGCGTTGCTGGGGTGGCGGGGGCGTGGAGGTTGTACCCTGCGTAGGCGGAACATCAGCGTAAACCTGGCTTGAAGGCAACAGCACCCCTGAAGGTGTCGAGGTCAGGCCGGGTGCTTTTGCGAGCAGGGACTTTGCGTCGCCCGACACGACACCTTGGCGTTTGAGCTGTTCGATGACTTCGGCCTGCTGCTTAGCGGCGGCGGACTGCTGAGAGGTTCCGACGTTATAGGTCTGCTGCCTGGCGCGGCCGGTGGTCCCTGCTTCCGTAGTGCCTTGCATCTGCCGGGTGTGCATGGGGTCGGTAGGTATAGGCGGCGGAGGAGCGGCGGTCGCTGGGGCGGCGGGCTGGGCCGAACCCCGTAGCAGGTCAGCTGAGGCTTGGGCGGCACGTTGCCTGGCGGCTTCAAGTTCCCTGCCCGCCTGCGTGCCTAAGCTGATTCCCGCAACGTCAAACGCAGCTCGAGTGGCGGTAGGAAATTCTTCAGCAACTTTTCCGGGAAGCTCTTTAACTTCTTCAACGAGTTTATCACGTCGTTGTTGCTCGGTGGGCGGGCCGCTGCCGGTTTCTTCCGTTGAGGGTGCGGCCGCTGGGGGTTTACCCCAAGTGCCGCTCTCAAACTGCGCTACGGCGTCGGCTATCTTTTCGGCTGAGTCTTTGGGGAACGGATCATTAGTGCTTTCTAAACCAAGCGACCCCGCAAGCCAAAGCTTGTAGTTGTCTTGGGCTTCCTGCGGGTTCTCGTTACCACGCGGGGCGTAGCGATCGATAAATTTATCAGGACTATTCAGACCGCGCTTGAGCTTGATCTCGATGTCGTTGATGAGTGCCCGGCGTCCGTAATCTTTATTTTCAAAGATAGCGAATCCGTTCTCATCAACGCCTATTTGCCCTTCGTATTTGACCCCTTGCGGCGGGCGTAAGTTGCCCGGATTGTTATTGTACTCAGCCAACGTACTCATCGATGGGGCTCCTTACTTCTTTTTACGATACGACCCGTCGGGCTGCAACGCCCAAACGCTACCGTCAGGCATTGTGCGTTCAGCGGGTCGAGCAGCGGCCGGTGCCGGACGACCACCCGCAGGCGCCCCACCGGCCGGAGGTTGAAAGTTCATAATCGAGTCGCGAACGGTCTGAATAGCGTCATCGTACTCCTTGACCGCCGTTTTATACTCATCGGTGTCTTTGAAGTCACGTACGCTGACGCCACGTTTTTGCGCAGCGCGGAAGATGTCGGCCGCCTTGCGGTCAAACTCAGAACGCAGCTTGATCAGCTGCGCCTTGGCGACTATACCCTCTGGGGTGTCTTTTACAGACCCGCCCAGTTGCCGAATCGTCTCAGCCTCCATGTTTGAAACATTACCCTGCCCTTTGTAGAACAACTGGCGGAAGTTCAACTCCAATGTGGTCGAAGCGGCGGAGGCTATCTCAGCGGCGCGTATTTCAGCCGGTGTGCGGGTGGCGGTGCGGATGGCCTGCTCGATCGAGGGAATGCCGATGTTGTAAGAACCGACACGCAGCGTATTTTCACCCAGCTGCCCCAACGCACCGAGGAACCCCGACTGAGCCAGAATGCCGAATGTGCGTTTAGTGTTCGGGTTACTAGCCAGCTGAATGAGCGTATCAGCGCTGCGGATGAGATCGGGCGCAACCTTAGCGTCTGCGAGAATCGACTCTTCAAGTCTGACGTCACCTTTAGCGCGTTCTCTAGACCGCTCGCTAGCAGCCTCTTGGTCTTCCAGAGTCTGCCGCCCTTTGAGTATGTCTTTGATCTTCTGCGCTTGTGCTTCGCCGGTCAAATTACCCACTTGAGCAACAATTTTCTTGTACTCAGAAGGTGTCATTGGAAACCGGCCTTCTATGCCGGGGAAGCTGTAAGGTTTCTGCTCTTCCGCACCCGTGAACACCACTTCTCTTGTGCGAGCGTCGACAAGGTTACCACCCACTACCATGAGGTTTTTACGCTCATCTTCGCGCAGGTTTAAAACAAACTTCGCCAACGCCTGAACCCGTGGGTTGTTACTTATAGCCATCGCACTCAGCTGAGGGCCAGTGAGTTGATCAAGCGTAGAGCCTTCCTGAAGGCCTCGTACGGGAGCAGCGGTCGCCTGAGCCTCAGCGGGTCTGGGCGCTAACGGCGCACCCGCAACCGGCTCGGCCGCAGGGGCTCCTTCAACCGGGGCTGCGGGGGTTGCCGCGCCTTCGGCCGCCGGGGCAGCCGTGGGCGGTTTGAGCATTCCGCGCAACATAGCCTCATCGCGGGAAGCCTGCTGAGCGCCGAGCTTAGCCGCTGCGAGGTCTTTACGCATCGCGATGTTTTCTAGAATGCGCTTTTCTTCGGCCTGCTGAGCGGGAGCGACCTGCGCGGCTACGTTTCCGAGCGCCTCGCCGAATTTGCCCGTCTTGGTTGGGGCGAGAAACCCCTGCGCCATCGCGAGCAGCACCGGGTCGAACATCTGCTGCCGGTTGGTTAGCGCTGTTTCGAGTTCTTCCTGAATACGTAAAAAGTCTTCTAAACTTTTCTTTTCAGTCGGTGTTTCAGCGTAGAGCGAGGGGGCTTGCAAAGCACCTTTGGAAGTAGTCATGATTAACCGCCGAAATCTGCAAGGTCGCTCAGCATGTTGTCACCTTCCGAAGGGGTGTAAGTCCCGCTACTGTTAACTCCGCCAAAGATCTTTTCCAAAGCACCGATAATTTTGTTACCCACGCCTTGACCACCTGCCGGGAACGCTGCCCCGACCAATGTGCCAAGTCCGGCGATCTGTTGAAGCACCGAAGGACTAAAATTGGTGGGTAAGGTCTCTGCGGTCTCGGTCGAACTGGTTGGGTAGGTATAACCGCGCATGATCTCAGCTACATTTAAGGCTCGTTTGAGCGGTGCTTCAAGTTGAGATTGATCATAAGCCAGCTTGGATGCGCCTACGTCAGCGAGTGTTTTTATTCCGGAAGTGGCGGCGGTTTGCTCCTGCGCACCTAGGCCGGACAACGCGCTCGCGGCGGAGGCCTGCTGGCCTTGTTCTTTGAGCGCAGCGTCCAGTGCGGTTTGAAATCCTTTCGAACGGGCAGCGGTCTGCTGAGCCTGCAAATTAGATGCAATATCAGCCAGTGCTTGGCCGCCTATCGCGCCAGTGCGGCTGCTTCCAAAGCCTCCCGCACCACCCATCACACCCAACGCTTTGAGCGCAGGTAGCACGTTACGCTGCACGTTGATGTCAGACTGCTTCTGCATTTCATCTATGACTTGCTTTTGATAAGGGTCATAGAACTTTGAAATATCTGTACCCCCGACCTCCATTGCAGATTTTCCGGCCGTTAAGGCTTGCGTCATGGGGTCTTGATAACGGGTCAGATTAGCCAGCCCTGGCAGGTTTGCGCCTGCGGCGGGGGTCATTAGGGTCTTGTAAAAATCAGGCAGCTCGGATACCAACTGCTGACCAGTAAACGGAGTGACCGTGGGTGCGGTGCCCGGAGTCGTGTCAGTGGCCGGTGTTCCGGGAGTTACTGTGCCCAACGCACCCATACCAGCCTGTGACAGCGAAGTAAGGTAATTGGTGAGATACTCCGGCGCTTTCGCGGCCGAGGTCTTAGTTAGAGCTACGGGATCCGGGGCGGAGCCTTCAAACAATCCGGCCATGATTATTTACCTTTCTTAGTTTTAAGGTAATCGAGCGGCGACTTATGTGCCGGAGGGGGTAGGTCTTTTTCCTTCGAGGACCGTGCCCGTGCTCGAATTTCGTGCATCATATCGTAGAGCTTTTCGGTTCCGGCCTTGGTTGACCCATTACCCAACGCGCTGACCACGTCGGCTGGGAACACAAACTCTCCGTCCGCCAACCACGCCGGAATATCATCCGACTGCCCGTCACCGGGTCCAGCCACATGCTTACCGTCGCGGAAATCTTCACGAGCGTGCCCACCTTTGGCATACATCATTTGAATGTTCAGAGGGGATACTTTTCCGCCAGCTTTGAACATCGGAACGTAATCCGACTCATTATAGCTTGAAGATTCCCCGCCGGGCAAGCCCAACACGTCTTCAATAGGCGGCTCCTGGCCGTAGGAGTAATAAGGCATGGCGTTACGCTCCGCAAGTACATTAGCCAACTCGGGCTGTAATTGTTTCAGTAAAGATTCTTTTTCGATATCTTGCTGCAGGGCTCGAAACTCCGCCAAGGGGTCTTGATAGCCGCCTCGGGTTTTGGATTCCAACATGCGCTGCCCGAGCCAGTCAATAGCAGCTGGAGCGGCAGCGATTGAGCTAACCACTGCTGCGGGCGCATAAACCGCTTTACCATCTCGGCCGGCAGCCCCGGAGAACCCTGAAAATCCAGAAACTCCGCTGACCCCAGACACTCCGGAAAATCCGCTAAAGCCTGACTTACCTGACACCCCTGACGTTCCGGAGAAACCCGAAACTCCAGATACTCCGGAAAACCCTGAAAACCCTGATTCGCCCGAAATGCCGGAGGTTCCGCTAAAACCCGACACACCAGAAGCGCCGCTGTAGCCGGAAGATCCCGACTCGCCTGACACCCCAGAGAACCCGCTAAACCCTGATATGCCAGAAACCCCTGAGGCTCCCGAGTAGCCCGAAATGCCCGACTCACCAGAAAAGCCGCTAAAGCCAGACGTACCAGAAACCCCTGACGCGCCACTGAAACCAGAGTCGCCTGACAATCCGCTAAAACCAGAAAACCCAGATACCCCAGATTCACCAGAAAAGCCGCTAAAGCCTGAGGTGCCCGATTCGCCAGACATACCTGAGAATCCAGATACTCCCGATTCGCCAGAGACACCCGACCACCCCGAAGCACCAGATTCGCCAGAGAATCCTGAAAATCCAGAAGTTCCAGACTCGCCTGAAAAACCGCTAAAGCCCGAGACTCCCGATTGACCTGAAACCCCAGAAAACCCAGAAGCCCCTGAAAGCCCAGATACCCCAGAAAACCCAGAAGCTCCCGAACTACCTGAGAACCCTGAAATTCCTGAGGTTCCCGATTGGCCAGAAACTCCGCTAAAACCCGAAACCCCTGAGGTTCCGGATACACCTGATTCGCCTGAAACCCCTGACGTCCCTGTTTCTACATTAACCGGTGTTCCCGTGTCTGCGGTGTTCTCACCCGTGGTGCCTCCCCCAGCAGGTTGAGAGCTTTTCCAATCGCTCAAAAAACCACTAAGGTCGCTTTCAAGCTCTGATATGGATCGGGTTCTTGCATACTTAAGCTCGTCTTCGGTACCAGGACGACCGTAGACCTTGTTGAAAACGTATTGATATGCGTAGTCAGAAGCCTTGGGCCGATCTCCGGAGGGTCCTGTAGCTTCGCCGGGATTACGCGCCCTGATTGCCTCTTCCATCGTGTCGTAAACGATGCCGTTAGCCGTGCGCATTCTTGTGTTGATGTCAGCGGCAAGGTCTTGAGCCGCCGTTTTGCCATCACTGAACTTCTGAGATAGACCGCTTCTGATCGCCGCGTAGTCTTCGCCACTTCTTGTGCGGTCTACAACTTTGCTCTCGTAGATATTCGTGCTTGGCTGACCGTTAACCACCTTAAAACCAGCCCGAAGATTGGTGCCTTCAAGCTGACGATTTAACTCATTGGCGACCTCTTCCTGTGATTTTCCTTGGGCGAGCAATTCGTCGCCAAGTTTCTTCATGACTTCGGCTTGGGTTGGCTGCAGGTCACCTCCGGCGGTTTCTCCGCCAGTTGTTCCTCCGCCAGGAGTCTCGCCACCAGGAGTACCGCCTGAAGGAGTGCCGCCGCTATCAGCAGTCAGACCGCTCAGACCACTGCTGGTTGAGCTAGACTTGAGTTGAGAAGCGTCTAAACCGCTCGTAAGGTTCGTAAGTTGAGAGTCAGTCAGCTGAGAACTATCTGATTGAGAGCTATCCGACTGAGAACTGCTTGAAGTGCTAAGTTTTGTTTTAACTTTTATAGGGTCGGCGATATCAAACTCAGTATCAATCGTAATGGGCTCGGGGAAATAAATCTCTTTAAGCCACTTGAGTTCTGGATCGATGTTGAGGTCTTTTTTGTCAACATAATGTACGTCGCCAAACTCATCGACGTAAGGAAAACTTTGCGTAAAGTCGTTGTATGTAAAACCAGAAGGAACACGACTGGACTGAACCGTCAAAGACTGATCGGCTGGCTTGTTAAGCGTGATCTGCGTCGAACCGGTTGCGGGGTCCCATTTTCCGATCGTCGATTTATACCATTCGTTATAAAGCGCCTTTTCCTCGGGCGTTTTTAATTCGGAAGTTAGTGTTGGGTCGTTAAGTTCTTTGGTTACACCGCGAGCCTTGAGTAATTCGTTAAGCTTGAGCCCGGCGCCCAAATGACCGGCAATTACGCCGCCAAGCAACGGAAGACCGGCGACTTGTTCTTTGTCGGCCAACGATTGCTCTCCCTGAGCGCCTGATAAAGCGCCAAGCAGCGCGTCGTATACGCCCTCGCTATATGTGCGCTCATTAACACCGCGTTCTTGACCCTGCGTATTGATGTCGCCGTAGTCTGCTAGGCCGCCGGTTGGTTTGGTTCCTGTGCCAGACAATGCACCCGAAGATATTAATGAAGACAATGCGCCGGTTTGGTTACCCTGCGCAAGTTGCAAACCGCTGCGGATCAGCTGCCCTGCGCTTGCTTTGCTGATGCCTGTTTCTTGGGCTAGCGTATCAGCAGCAAAATCAACACCTGCGGTCGTTGCAAGTGATAAAGGGTTTATCTTTCCTGTTGTAATAAGCTGAGAGACTGCCTGCCTGCCGACAGAGCCAAGCTCTTGAGGAAGCATTGAGTTAAGTTGGTTGGCAATTTGCCCAGCGCCATAACTTAAAGCCGTGCTCTTTAATGCATCAATTGGATCTTTTCCGGCCAGTATTTGAGAGCCAAGGTTGAATGCGCCACTGCCAAGGGATGAGGCAGCAGACCCGGTTAAAGCACCGCCAGATAATGCCCCGCCAAGACCCTCAAAAAGGCCTGCGGGACCCGCAGCGGCAAGCACCATGGGTAATACGCCTTCAAGCAGGAATTCCTTAAAGAAGGGCGTTTTCTCGGGAGCTTTATATGACGATGCTCCGCCTACTGGCGTGAGCGCTCCATCCTTGATCGTATAAGCCTGGCCAACACGACTTTCGCCTGCATATTCAGAACCTGGTGCGCCGCCCACATAAAAGATAACGTCACCCTTGGCAATGTCAGCCGGGGTCGCCTCAATGGGCACCATCTTGCCGTCAGCGACACGATAAGTATTGACGAAGGTTCCTGTGTAACGATCTGATGAACCTGGCTTGAAAAACTTTTGCTGGAACGTCGGATCAACGCCCATCAGATAGTTCTCTGCAAATGTCGTTGGCGCCCTAAAGTCAACGCCAGGCTTGACTCCGGTCACTGCTTCAGTTTCATTAGACAAGTCTGTTAAATCAGAACCTAGTCTTGGCCCAGCCGCCGCTTGAGATGAGGCTGCGGAACTTGCAGGAGCAGCAGATTGCAAAGCACCCGGCGCTGCTAAAACCCGCAGGTCATCAGTTTCTTCTGGCTCCATAAACATACGTGCTTGTTCGAGCGCCATTTCAGTTCGTCCTCGGATTAACGGCGCCGACCACGGCCGATGCCCAATCCTGCCAGTCCTCAAAGCCGTAAGGCTCAGGAATGGCTTCGTTGGCAAAAACATCAATAGCCTTTAAGCCTGCAGCCCATGACTTCCAGTCAGTGCTAAGTATGGGTACTTGCAGCTGGTTGGAGGCGTATAACTCACACATGAGGCAAGCCCAAGACTCAAAGGTATGAAACCTCGGATCATAGATAAGCGCTACGCTCATACCGTATAACCCCTCACGTCGCCCGTGTCCGCATCGACAATAATCTTGCCGGTCTGGTAGTCGCCACCAGCCACATTACTGACAAATTTTAAGCGCAGCAATCGACGCTGTTCTTTCATGTCAATTTTGCTTGTTCCTGGCGCAAACGTATACGGTCCCGTGATTTTATCGGGCTGGTCAGGATAGGGTCTGCCGATGATATACAGGTCTAAATCACCGGTTTGAATGAAGTTAGGCTCAACACGCTCAATGCGTGTCCAACTGTTCACACCAACCGGTGAGAAGGTTGCCGGACCGCCGGCAATCACACCTAAATCAGATGTCGTGAAGTAGCTCTCAATGGCCAATACTGAAGTGCCTTGAATGACATCTTTACCGTACTCATGCTGCCAGAGTGATACTTGCTGCATCAATGTCTGCACAGTGATTTGGAAACCCGAGCCACCAGTAAGTGTGGCCGTCAGTACGTCACCGACGGTATAGCCTGAGCCACGATCGTTAATCGTTACTGAGACGACCTTACCTCCAATGACGACCATGGTGGCCGTAGCACCGGTTCCTGTGCCTCCTGAGAGCGTTTTGTAGCTGTAAGTGGCATCCGTATAAGCCGAGCCAGCATTAGTAATGGTTACTGCGTTGATGCTGTCAGCCGTGTTGACATCAAAGCCTGCCTGCACGGGAAATCGGAAGACTTGCGAGAAGTAGCCTGCCGAGCGTTGTGCTCCCAAAGCCTCTCCAGTGTCATACCAGGTGTTATCCCTGACGTTGTAAATCACAGCATCTGTGCATTCAGAGGCGTCACCCTTGGGATAAAACCACCAGATCTCACCAAACCTTGGAACCTTCGTGGCCCAGACCTTCTGACGCTGCGCGTAGTTCAGGTTGTCAAAGAAGTAGTTCTGGTTAAAGGAATTAGGAATCTCTTTGGTTACGCCGTTGTAAAGCAAGAAGCGATCAACGCCCGTCCAGAAGTAAATGCCGTCATATTCAATAACGGCTGAGGACGATAAGAAGGATGATTGCGATGTGATGATGTCATACCGCCAGAAGGTTGGCGCGGCAAAGTTTGCCGTTCCTGCCACACCTAATGACTGAGGTGCGTAAGACACCCTAATAAGGCTATCAAGCGACCAAAACAGACCTGATGGTGAGTTGGAACCACCTCGAACGGGAAGCCCTTGTAAGATCTTTCCAGTGGCAGCATTGACGCGATTGGCATCAGCCGAGACCCAATCATCTATGTCACCTGCTGAGCAGTTCCAGATCAGGCCGTCATTGCCGTAAACAAACACATAAGGATGTAATGCAACGACCCCGCCTGAAATAGAGACTTCATTGTCAAAGGTCAGTGTTGTTGTGGCTGAGATCGTTGCCGCCTGGCTGAGGGTTACTGTCGTTGAGACGACAGATACAACGGTTGTGCCAGCAGGAATGCCAGGACCTTTAACGACTTGACCTGCAGCAATCTTGGTGCTGATAGCAGCCAAAGTGACTGTTGTTGTACTGTTAAGCACACAACTATCCACCGCGAATAAGCCGGCAGCCCATAAGACTGAGCCTGACAATGGCCCACACAGCAAGCGTGTGTTGGTTTCATTATCGATGTCTTGCAGGTCTTGCGAAGGATGTGCAAGCAACAGATTCGTGTTTTGATCAACTGAATCAGTAAACGTATCAAACTGCCATGAGTTGTTATCTGAGGCGGTAAATGGCGAATCAATCGCCGAGATCTGTAACAAGACACCAGAGCCAGCGCCACCGAGATAAGTGTTGGCAATCGTTAAGAACTCACCGGGCACATAACGTACACCGCCACCTGTCAGGGTAACGGCAGTTACTGCACCACCTGAAACTGTCACGCTAGCTCTTGCGCCACTGCCAGTTCCTGAAGTGCTGTAAGCTAAGGGCACATTGGTATATGAGCCATTGGTATAACCGCTACCTGCCGTGGTAATGCTTACCGTTGTGACTGGGCCTGCAAAGCTGAAATCCGTAACGCCAGCGCCGACACCATTATTGTTAATAGGTACGACCTGTAAGCCGTCTGAATAGCCGCTGTAGACGTTGTTATAAAGGCTTCGTACAACAACAAAAACCCCTCGAGAGGGGCCGGCAAGGTTGTTGGCAATTTCTCGATAACCGCCCATCTTTCTTGGCCGAGCCAGTTCACCACCAAACTTCTGGAATCGCACCCAGCGTCCATCGGTGTAATACTCTTTATCAAAGAGCGTCCCATCCCGCTGAATGCCAGGACGGGTGTCGAGGGTAAAGACCTTTTTTGTCAAAACGTGCCCCCAGAAACGCCACCTGTAAAGTTGCCTGTACCAGTGACTTCAAGTCCTGTGGTGTTGACCTCGGCAATAAGACTGCCACCCACTGAAATGCCAAATCGACTTGAGCCAGGCCGATAAATGCCTGTATTCGTTTCGCTTGCAAAGTTCAGTGAGGGACTTGCAGCAGAGCCATTGACCAAACTGATAGCCGTGCCGCCAGCAATCGCTGTATTGGCGTTTAAGAGGTTCGTACCATCACAGATTAGGGTTGCCTGTCCTGAGGCTGGAACGGTTGCTGTAGCCCCGCCAGAGATACCTGTAGACACCGTTAAGGTAAAGATACCTGCAGAGCACTGGTTACTAATCACATACAGATTAACAATCGGCGGGACAATGATTGTTACATTACCTGTCAAGGTGCCGTTGTAAATCTGGATCGTATTAGAGGCCTCATTGGCAGTTAGCGTGTAAGTGCCCGTTGTGACAGTCTTGGTAAGTGCTGAGAATTCAAACTGCGTACTGACACCAAACCCAACCGTGACAAAGGTTGTGCCTGTAGAGACAATAAATGCTGACTCGTTTGGATTGAAGTCTTTGGTGGATGCACCATCAATCAATTCACCTGAGTTACCGCTAATCGTTAAGGTTCCTGAGCCGCTGTTCTTCACAAGGAAGAACCAGTTACTGCCCACTGTGGTTGCAAGCGGCAGCGTCGTCGTTGTAGTGCCACCCGTCCAGATGTAAGCCTTTGCGCGATCGCCATCAACAAACACCTGATTGGCAACCACTGAGGCTGTTGGATGACTTTGATTGAGCGTGGCTCCAACCGCTAATAAACCAGCACCGGCAAGCGTTGCAGCATCGGCTGATGAGGTGCCTGCGCCAAATTGCACATTGGCCCAAGTACCATAAACGTCACTGTTATCAGTCAGGTAAATGTACTTAGCAACACCCGAGGCAACTGTAATGATGGTTGAGTTGCCGTCATAGGTCTTAACCGTGATGGTATTAGCACCTGTATTGCGAATAAGCGCATCCTGGCCTACTGAGACCTGATTGGCAGGTGGCATACGCAATTCATAAGCACCTGAGGACGTTACGTCCATGATGCGTGCTGCCGGCGTTTCAGTGCTTAAGTTGCCATTGATAGGCCAGACAAGTTGTAAGTTACCTGTCAGGCTTATGGATTCATAAGAAACGTCGGTCGGCTGTACAACGTCGCCTGTGAAGGGGCTTGTGTAGCTCATGATTAACTGTCCGCAGCAACGGCCTGACGATCAGCGATACGTAGCTTATCTTCGGCCATGAGGGTTTGAATAATGGCATCGTATTGGGCCTGCCATAGCGGGGTGCGCTCGTCGTTTTTCAAAAACGGCATGGCTTGTAACAACGAGCCGTACAAGAGCGCTTGCGGGGCGTACACAGTGAACCAATTAGTCTGATTAGCTGAACTCAGCGGTTGCACCCGTTCGTAGTAAAGCACTTCAAAGTTATACGCAAGTGCCGGTGTTGGAGCGATAAACCAGTGCGTGTAATCGTAATCACAATAGAACTTAGGAACGCCGGTTTGAGTGGGGTCAGGCCAGTACTCACGCAGGTACTCATACTTTCTCAACAGAACCGGATAACGTTTGCCCGCTACGGTAATGTTCATAGAAACGGTCTTGTGCCAGCGAGCCGGTTTGTCAATAATGGGGTTGGCGGCCGTCAGCGTGTTAGACTGAACGGTGAGGTTTCCAAGAAACTTAGTCTGACTCGCGATGACCTGCTCAGCCAAACCGATAAACGTCGGAATGCGCTCAAGGGTGGCATCGTCTGTGCGCTCCAGATATTGCTGGATATCAAGCACCAGACTATCATAGGTCATTGCATAGGCAACGGTCATCACCAGCTCCTTTTAGCCTTAGCACCGGCCATATTGGCTACCAACGAAGGGTACGTGGTTCCGGTGCGTTTGGCAAAAGCTTTGGCTGCTCGTTTCTGATTCGGGCTTAAAGATTTAGATTTGCCGAGTGATTTAGGCCGTGGTTTTTCCCATACCTCTTTCATAACTCATCACCCCATCAAGTTGCATTCGGCCTGACGCCTGATAACGAGACCGCGCAGGACCTTACCCCCTCCGCGCACCCAGAGCATGAGCTGCTCTTTTGCACCTTCCCAGTCTTGAGCGTTTATTTTACGCCTCAAAGTGGAGGTCTGTAAGCGCCCTACCCCTAGATTATAGCAGAAATCTACGACAGCGTTTAGTTTTTTCCAATCTTTTTTCTCAATCGCTAAAGTTAACAGTATCGGGCAGAGCCTTACCACCCCCGGTGCGTAGGTATTCACCAGCTCATGCATGAGGAGTTGCTCGGCATACTCGCGAGTTATCGGCGGATCATCTTTTGTAACACGGTCGCCGCTTTGATAATACGTTGACCCGTATCCAATGGTCCACACCCCTGCCGGGCAGAGATAAGGCCGGGCGGAAAACCCCTCAAAGCGTCGGCAAAGCTCAGCCGCAAGGTCAAGTTTCATGCAAGGCCTCGAGTCTTCAAGGTGCGGTCAAGAAACCAATAATTAAACGTGCCCGAAACAAGAGCAGCAAAGTCAGGCGACATGATCATCTTGAACATATCCTGCACAGGGAGCCCCTCATGCGAAGCAAGAATCGCGAACCAAATATGCGAAGCAGACCAGATGGCCAGAATCCAATACGTAACTACCGGCCGGACTGAAGCCGAAAGCGACGCCACCCAGCCACCGGCAGCCTTAGCCATCTCGGTCTGTGAGTTGATGGCTGCTTCAAATGCAGCCATGACACCAGTATCAATTGCTTTGTCACGCTCGGCTCCGATTTCGGCTAGTTTCTGTTGGCCGCGTAATTGCTCAAGTTCACATTGACGGTTGAACATGGACAGTTCATGCTGGCGCTCGTTCTTGCGGTCCAAGAACTTTAAGACCTCCGGCGCAAGTCGAAACAAACCGCCGAAGATCGTGCCAAACAGACCACCGCCAATAATATCAAGCATTTTTACCCCTTAGCCGTTACGATGTCCTGACCTTTTTTGACCGTTACTTTGCTGCCCTCAACGTCAACCTGCATGGGTTGCTCGGCACGGTCCAGTTTGTCAAGACGATGGATAAGGTCTTTAATGACTTCAAACTCAGGCTTCTCTTGCTTAGCTGCGGTCCCCGCAATACCGTTAAGCATCTGAATAAGCGCAGTAAGTGAAGCGCCAAGCAAGCCCATCACAGCGGCGATCTTCTCACCTTCAAGGAATAACGATGCACCGACACCCACGAGTACGATTAGGAAGATATACAGTAAGCCATCTTCGCCAATGGCTTTTCCTGCTACTTCTTTGGCCGAGTCTTGTGCTTTAAGCTCATCAAGCCTAATTCTGGCCTGGGCTTTAAGCACCGCTAGTTCGTGAGTTTTGTCGTCCATCAGATACCAAATAGCTTTTTAACAAACTCAGCCGCAGCGCCAGGGCCGAGCAGCACTGCAGCAAACACCGCAATGATCCAATACTCAATCTTGGTCATGCGCTTATCGCCTTTATCAAGCTGTGCAGTGATTGCTTCATATCGGCTAGCGCACTCCTTTTCATGAGCGCTCATCCTGGCTTCTAGCACGGCATGTCTCGTCTCAATGGAGTCCATAATTCATTAGGCGGCCTGACGTTGGGCATTAAATGCAGCAATTACTTCAGGCGTCCATACTGCATTGCAGATAGCCTGAACGCGAGGGTCTTGATTGGAGATATCAACACCAGGGGCCAATGACGACCGATGATAAGAGCGTGAAATTTCATTGCCATCTTCTACGATGCGTGTCACCTCACGGATTAACACACCGCCGTTTTCAATGACTTCAATCTTGTCAATAATCACTTCTTTGTTAATCATAAAAGCCTCACGTTGCAGAGAAATAAAACCCACTGCCAACTAGCAGTATCGAAGAGGTAAGGTTGGCCCCAGTTATTAGTCCAGATGTCAAAGCATTTGGAGCGGTTTTGTAATTTACAGAGACTGACCCAGTTACTTGAGTCCAATTAATAGTGTTGAAATATCCAAACGATGGTGCATTTGTTGAAAAATTATTAGCAAAGCCATATGCCATCTGTGGAGAAAATACCGGATTTGATGTGTTTGGTGCGTATGGAAGCCCTTCAATATAAAGTTCATTTGAAGTTGATCCGGTCACTGATAACGCAGATAGAGAGATTCTAAATAATACAAAAACCACCGAACCAACTTTTCGATAAGAGCCTTTTGTCGTTAATGTGACATACGTCGGAGTTATGTCGCCATTAAGAATATCAATGCTTATAAAACTTGGCGTCCATATACCTTCTTCATAATCATCAAGCGTATTGGCATCTGCCGATGAAACCTGCGTAGCCGGGAAGGTTAGTCCATTAGCCGTTAAAAATCCTGCCGAGGTCACTGTAGCGGTTGAATTTTGAATGATCTTGCCGCCCGTGCCGTTGTAAATGGCAATCGCACGATCAGTAGCGCTTGTTGGGCCGATTACGTCACCAGTGCCAAGACCTGAGGCAGTAAGTGCAATACCTCCTGCCGTATTGGAAATGCTTAGCGGTGGGCTAACCGTGATATTGGCCAGGGTAAAGCCTGAGCCATTACCGATTAGTAGCTGGCCGTCACTTGCAGCGGCACTAACACCTGTGCCTCCACTACCGATGGGTAAGGTGCCTGTGACGCCGTTCGTTAAATCAATTTGCGCCCAGGCTGGATTGTTATTGGTACCCGTATTAGAGAGGTAACGCGTAGCTGTAGTGCTCTTGGCAAGCCTGGCTAAGGTGTTAGCCCCAGAGGCGTAAAGCAAGTCGCCTTGAGCCGTTAAAACTGATGATGCCGATGGCGCAAATGATAGGGTTCCAGAGCCATCCGTTTGAACGGCTTGATATGCCGAGCCGTCAGCAGCCGGATAAGTCAGGCCCGCAGGGTTGTTGATGAGCTTTTTGACGGCTCCTGATGAGTTCTTTGCATAGAGCGCCATCCCACTGTCGTGGTAATTGATGGCAAGCTCACCTGCGTTTAAGTTGCCAGCGGCGGGTGCTGTGGTTGAGGCTGTGTTGGTCCGATAAAGCTGGATTGGCGTGTAATTCGGTGCGGCCATGATGTCACCCTGATACCAATTCTTGATTAAATAATTTTAGCGCGTTTATTACCGTTTGGGGTGAAACAAATTTGCTCGGGTCGTGTTCAGTATGCTCCCACCATAAAAACTGATTAGGAGCCAGTAAAGAGCGGTCCTTCAGAAGGTTGATATTCTCAGGATGCCCGAAGATTAGCGGATCAGAAACTGACCACAAAACAATACCTTGTTTGCCCTCATCCCATCCAAGATGCTGCAGGAATGAATCGCAAGAGATCCAAGTCTCACACTGCTGAATGAGTTTACGCACTTCAACGATGGGAAGATTCTTGCGAAAGTCCGCTACTAGCTGCTTTTCGCCTTCAACCCCGACCTGAATAATGGGTTGATCAATCAGACGAATCAACTCATCCCAAAAGGGATAGTTCTTGGGATTCTCTTTGCCGTTGCGTAATTGCTTGGCAAATGGCGCGATCAGAATCATAAGTACATCTTCCGATAGGCGTCTTCAAGGCTTGACTGCCATTTCCAATGGTGCATCTTGCCGTAAATGTTAAACATCTCAATGTCGCCAAAAAGACTTTGGGCTTCAGCGATCGATTTTGACGGCACGATCTCAGGATAGCAACCAAAGACGATCGGATCTTTAATGTAAGGCAGCACATGCGAGAAGACGATGTGATCGCCCATACCGCTATTGAGCACGACGATCGTGTTGTTTCTGAAGGCCATGGTATTGCGAAAGATCTGCTCGTCATGCTCAAACAGTTCTTGCCTGTTTTCCATGCGAATACCACCTGATGGTGCTTTCAAGTGCCAGGTTACAGCGTTGGGCACCACGAGCAGCTTGTAGCCCTTCTTGTGAAGGCCGTAAGTGAATAGCGTCTCTTCACGATGTGCCACGCGTGAGAGGGCAAGGTTGTAGTCATAAACACCTGCACGGTAGAGAAACGTGCAGTGCAAGTGCTCAACTTCTTGAGTTTTCTTGATGCGGCCCCACTGAAGGTTTGGCTCCGCATAGATCTGCTCAATCTTGCCGGTTGCTGTGCCTTCAAATGCTTGCGGTGGCGTGAGGACAGACCCACCCACACCGCCGACTTGCGGTCCCGCGTGCTTTAAGAGGTTTTGCAAGACATTCGGTTCTGGCAGTGCATCATCGTCCACTCGCCACACCCAGTCATAGCCCATCCAATTGGCCATCTGATGATTGTGATGCTGGCCTTTCTTGCCTGCATAGAGCCACTCCCAGGCAATCTCTTTGGCTTGCAGCATGTAAAAGAGTTGCTGATAAAGCGGATCGCTACGCAGGTCTTGCGGGTCATCATTGTCATCAAAGATCACAAGCTTATCGGGCTTGCGGGTCTGATTGATGATGGCCTGCAACGCCATAGGCAGCGTTGTGTGCGTGCGGCCACGGGTTGAGACTGAGCAAAGAACGCTAGGCATGCCAGCGTCCGATGAGAAGGTTCAGGCGGTTGTGCTGATCAATCGGTTTTGGCCATTCAGAAATGTTGCCTTCTTCGTCAATGTAATTGAACTCAAAGCCAGGAAAGTGCGATTCGTTTAAGCCATGTAGTTTGTGATGCGGTCCCCAAAAGCCTGGCGGCTCATTCATGGGTACGGTAAAGAGCAAGTTCTTGCAGTGTTTTTTGAGTTTCTGCAGGACCTCAAGGCCATTATCAATGTGCTCAATGACTTCAAAGGCAATGATCGTGTCGTATTGCTCAAGGTCGATCTTATTAATGTCGGCATTGATAAAGTTTGCCCTGTCAGCCCACTTTTGCTCTTTGGCCACTTCAACAATGATGGGGTCGTAATCAAGGCCTGTGTATTCCACGCCGTCAGGCATAAACTGAAGGCCATAACCACTTGAGCATCCGATCTCAAGGATCTTATTGCCGCGGACATGCTTAGCCGCCCACTGATAGCGCGTAGTCTCACGAGGGAAGACCGGATCACCTTTAAGGAAGACGGCACGCTCCCAATAATTGGATAGCCGCCAGCGATACCACTCAGGGTTGTATTTCTTGGCTAGCTTAAGCGAGTTGCGCAGGAAAATGTCGTGGTAATTAGGCACGAGGTTTGTGTCTAGGACCGTGCCTTCGCCAGCATGGTAAATGGGAAAGCCACCGATGAAGATGTTGTCTTGCCATGCCTTTGGAGCGCATTCACAGACCTCAAATCCTGCTTTTTCGGCTTCAATGCAGAACTCTGTGTCTTCACCGCCACCCACGCCGTACTCGGTGTTCAGAAGGCCAATAGCATCGAAAACCTTGCGGTGAACCATCACGCAAAAGAAGACTGCAAAGTCCTTTCCTGCTGGCTCTGATGGCCCTTTAATCACGCATGAGATGCCGCACCTTTCGTTTTTGAAAACGCTGTCCAACATCTGCAACCACTGGCTTTTGGGTTGTGGCAGCAGTACCGTATCGTTGTTGAGCAGGACGATCTTATCTGCCGTGGCAAAGCGTATGCCTGCGTTTGTGGCCCCAGAATAGCCTAAAGGCTGATCGTGCCAAATGACTTTAAGATGCTTTTCAAACCCAATACTGGCAAAGGTTTTCTTAAGTGATTTGAGGTAATCCGACGTTTCATCCTTGCAGCCATTGGCCGAAATGACCAACTCAACCTCACCCATGTCGGTATATTTGAATATCGACTCAATGCATGGCTTTAACAGATCACTGCAATGGTTATATGTCGGGATGACAATCGAATATTTCACAGAGAGTCAGCCCCTACAGAATCAGCACCGATGGGGTCAGCCACAGGCACTATCCACTGGCAAGTCTCTTCATCTAGTACAGCGTCTGGTGTTGGTTTTGGTGGAATAAAAGCGTCACGAACGGGATCGTAGGTGTAGCCAATTCCTGCGTAGTTTTTTCTGAATGCTTTTGACTGATCCGCTGACGGCAGGCCCGTATCAGGATCGTAGTGAACGCCACCTCGGGTGTTGTACGAAGTTTGACGATAGGTATCGCCCGTTCTGGCGCATAGTTCCAATTCTTTCCCGTCATCTTCTTGGCGGCCCACGGTGACAAACACGACAGTTTGTAAGTTATCAATTTTTGCAAAATGTGCCATGTCATTCCTCAGCTAAATGTGACCGTTTCTGAGGTCGTTGACGTTGCGGTGACGGTGTATATTTTGTAACCATCAACTGCTGTAGAAACGCTGGATGTAACACCGCCGGAAAAGGTTGCGGTGCGTGTGTCCGGAATTTTAATAATGACAACACCAGAACCGCCGTTACCACCAGCAGAAACAACTCCAGCCGCACCATTGCCATAAGCACCGCCGCCGCCACCGCCACGATTTGTAGCACCCGCTGTACCTGCAGACCCAGAATTGTTTGAACCTGCGCCGCCTCCATGACTCGCCGTTGATTTCGTTACAGCAGTTTCACCAGAAGCGCCCCTGCCGCCGCCGCCGCCGCCGCCGGCATACCCAACACTTGAACCTGTAATAAGAGAGTTAACGCCAGCGCCACCGTTGCCTTCAGCACTCGACGTACCATTTGATCCAACTCCTCCGGCCCCGCCGCCACCACCAGCGCCATACGTCCCTGATCCACTGCCCCCATTACCGCCAGCAGACCCCTGTCCTGAAGTGCCAGGACCGCCGTTATAGGATGTAGATGTGCCGCCATCACCCCCGCCTCCAGAACCGCCGGAATTACCATTTGAAACATTACCTCCATAGCCACCTCCGGTAGCCGTAAAACTTGCAAAAACAGAGTTAGAACCGTTTGTTCCAATTCTTGTTCCAGTGGATGGAGACCCTGATCCTGGCCCTCCAACAGTGACTGTGTACGCAGTTCCTAAATTAAGAGATGTAGAAGATTCAAGCAGTCCGCCAGCACCACCGCCACCAGAATAACTCCCTCCTCCACCACCTGCGACAACAAGATAATTAATTGGCATTAATAAACTTGTAACGGCAAAGCCTGAGTAAGCAACCCAGCCCTGTGTACTGTCCACATAAACAAGCTGAACAGATCCTCTGTTGGTGCTTAATGTCGCATTTGATGTGCTGCCATTTATCTTATTTCCATTAGGATTTACCGTCAGGTTATTAGTTCCCCATGTCCCCGCATAATCTGTCAGCGTGATGACATTCCCTGCCGCTGGACTAGCAGGTAGCGTGACGGTAAATGCTGCGGAAGTCGTATTACACGGATAAGCCCTGCCAGCCACAGCCGTAAACCCCGTGGTCTGCACGGCCTGCCACGCCACACTGGTAATACCCGATGTGCCTGACTGCGTGATGTTTGCGGATGTGATCTTGGTAGTCATACCGAATCAGCTCCTAAGCTTGGAACAATCCACTGGCATGTCGCTTCATCAAGCGTTGCATCATCACTTGGCCGTGGCGGGATGAAGGCATCACGCGCTGCGTCGTAGGTATAACCTAGCCCAGCGTAATTCTTGCGGAAGTTGCCGTTATACGAAGTCTGCTTCCAAGTGCCGCCAAGCAGTCGTTCGCAGAAGGCTGCGCCGATATATTCCTTCTCAACACCGCTTGCGTCGGCGGTGTCTTTGTTATCAACAACGATGACTTGGATGACAACATTGTTCTCGTCTAACTTTGCGAAATGACTCATCTATGCCTCCAGCTTCAAACCAGTTAAATCCATCTCTTCCCCGACTGTACCCACAGGGAAGGTATTAAAACTCAATGAAATGCGTGTCTGCTCACCCTGAACCGTAGGCACCATATGCGTTAAGGATGAAGGGAAAAGAATCAACCGGCCAGTGAATGCCTCAAACCACCATGATTCTGAGTTGTACGCATTCCAGTTGTCGGTGGGAAACTTGATCTGCTGCCAGCCGTCTTTGTAGAAGTAAATCCTGTCATCAGGATTGGTCTGCAAGTAAAACACGCCTGAAATGTAGCTATTGGGGTGGGCATGTTTGTGGTGATACTGACCCTGCTCACTGTAATTGCACCAGCTTTGTGTGATGCGTAGGGATACGTTGTGCTTGGGATTGACCGTGGCTTTGAAGTATTCAGCCACGCTGTCCTCAATGAATGATCGCAGGCTTGTCATGGCCGGATTGCGAAGCACAAAGTTATCCGTGGAGGTCGTATTCCCCATGTTAGGCCGAGTCTCAAGCTCACGCACAAAGAACATCTCCTCGTCCGTGAGTTCACGGCCAAGGTCTGCAAAACCTACTGGCGTTGGAAATAAGTTATGCAGGTTCACCGATAGCCTCTTCAATCATCCTTCTTTCGCCAGTAATCTTTTCCCAATCCTCATCAAGCCAGATCGTGGGGATTGACTCTTCAAACTCTTTGATCTTTTCCATCACCCAGTAAATCTCTTCCATGCTGGGCTTAGGCCGTGGATCATCCCAACGTGTAATGACGTTATTGGTTATCTCCCACTTGGCATTGGGACGAAGCATGTGCATCGCCGTATCAATGCCGTAAAACCTCATGATCTTTTTCATGTGACCTCTTATTGATTGATCTTAATGATGACGATTCCTGAGCCGCCTGCTTTAGCGCGGCCTCCAGTTGCATTCATAGATGCACCACCACCACCTCCTGAATTGGGCGTTCCAGCAGTCGCTGCTGTAGAAGCATCGCCACCGCTGCCGCCGCCACCAGTACCTCCTGTTCCAATAGTTCCGCTTCCTAAGTTGGTGTTATAAGCACCGCCACCGCCACCGGCATAGGTCACGGATGCGCCAGTAATGCTAGATGCAGACCCATTCCCACCATTCCCAGCAATGCTAGTGCTAGGAGCATTTTGACCGACAGCCCCTGCGCCGCCCCCTCCAGCCCCTGCATAAACGCCACCACTTGAGCCAACACCGCCGTTATTGCCTTGACTTGGTGTAGTAGATGGGGTGTTTCCCTGTCCTGCTGTTGTTCCAATAGAACTGCCGCCACCAGAACCGCCACTTCCCCCAGGTGTCGCGGTATCATCTTTAGCCCCATAACCACCGCCAGTAGACGTTATGGTGCTAAATACAGAGTTACTCCCACTTACGCCGGGCGAATTGTTTGCTTGAGAACCAGCCCCGCCGCCCCCTACAGTGATGGTATAACTAGTTCCTGCGGTTACTGACAAACTTGTACCAGTACGAAAACCTCCTGCACCTCCTCCGCAAGTAGTACCGCCCCCACCACCACCAGCAACAACAAGATAATCAACAGAAGTAACGCCAGTCGGGCAAACCCAAGCCCCAGACCCTTTAAAGGTGAATACGGTTTGTGATGGTGCTTGGTATTTCAGGATGACAATGCCGGAGCCGCCTGCTGCGCCTCCTGCGCCACCGCCACCACCGGTATTTGTTCCTCCAGCAGTACCAGAACCAGCAGCAGAAGCGCCAGCACCGCCACCACCCGCCCCGCCAGTGCTTCCTGCGTTATACCCTGTACCACCGCCACCACCAGAAAAATATCCCGTAGAAGGTGAACCACCTGGGCCTGCACCACCATATGCAGATGCATAAGATGGGCCTTGGGTTCCATTGCCCCCATTGCCACCGGAGTAAGGAGAAGTGCTGGCTCCATTGCTCCCTACAGCAGAAGCACCTCCACCACCGGCAGAAGCATACGTTGTTCCAGTGCCACCCGAACCACCTGTGCCGCCATTATTACCTTGTGATGGAGATGTAGAAGGTGTATTTCCTGCACCCCCAGCGCCAGAACTATTTCCTCCGCCGCCGCCACTTCCACCAGCAATACCAGCACCACTACCTGCATTAGTACCGCCCCCGCCGCCACCATTAGAAGTAATAGTGCTAAATATTGAATTTCCACCACTAGTGCCAGCCGAGGGATTAGAAGCGCCACCAGCGCCGCCACTACCAACTGTGATGGTGTAGGTGCTTGTAGGAGTGACGCTTAAAGCAGTACCAGTTCTATACCCGCCAGCGCCACCTCCACCACCCGCACCAAAGCCTGCTCCTCCACCGCCACCGACTACAAGATAATCAACCTCAGTCACCCCAGCAGGGCAAGTCCAGTCTTGTGTCGCTGTGAAGGTTTGGATGATGGTGAATTTCTTAGCAGCACCACCCAACAACATATTAATAATGCCTGTCATGACACGCTTCCGGTAACAACACAAACCGTTCCGCTAATAAACAAAATAGTCGCCACACCTCTTGTAGCTAACGTCATCGTTGCCTTGTCGCTATCAGTGCCAGCGATATAAGCCGTGGTGATCGAGCAGGTAATCGTTAAGTTGCCGCTGGTGTTGTTGTAAAGAGAAATGGCATCACCGGCTGAAAAAGTCGCGTCAGGAATTGTGATCCCAGCAGACAGTGAGACAACTTTGCCAACGTCAGCTACAACCAGCGTCGTCGTTGTCGAACTCACCGGGACATTTAAGAACCCTAGTGAAAAGTTGCTAGACAAATCAGGAAGTGTCGCTGTGACACTGCTTGATGTATTTGCGCTTTGCAAGGTTTGTGTGCCTGCACCAGACGCATTGCCTTGAACTTTTAAGTTACTCATGTTTATTTCCTAGCCAAAAATTAACCAACGCTGATCTGTGCCAACAGTCACCGCAACACCTGTATTGATCGTGACAGGGCCGACGCTTGAGCCGTTATAAGCTGCCGTTACCGAGTAATTGCTGGAAATGGTCTGTTGATTCTCAGCAATAACGCCCGTGCCACCACCGCCACCAAGAACTCGTATCTGAATAGCCACACCGTTTGCTGGTGCAGTCGTAAAGACAACGTTCGTACTGGATATGGTGTAATCAGTCGTCGGTACTTGCGTAACACCGTTCTCAATGACAAGAACATTGTTAACCGTCATGCCAGAGGCACCGGCAAAACTCGTAGTCGTTCCGTCGCCTGTATAAGTGTAAGTGGAGTAACCCGTACCGCCACCGCCGCCACCGCCACTAATCGTCACGGTCACAGCCGTTCCTACAGCAGACGCGGTCACACCTGAGCCAACAAAGTCAAAGCTCGTAACGCCAGACGTTAAGAGAGACCCTTCGTCTGATACCGAGATATTAGTTCCAGCACCTGAGTATCCCGATACCCCTGAGAAGCCAGAAACACCTGAAAAGCCGCTGAGTCCAGAGAATCCGCTTAATCCTGAGAATCCACTCAAACCTGAGAAGCCACTGAAACCTGATGTTCCGGCACCAGAAAACCCAGAGATTCCAGAGAATCCAGAAAAACCACTCAGACCTGAAAACCCACTGAGTCCTGAGAAGCCACTAAGACCAGAAAAGCCAGAGATCCCTGAGAAGCCTGATGCGCCAGAAAATCCTGAGAAGCCTGAGGTGCCGATGCCCGAAAAGCCGCTGATTCCAGAAAATCCACTGATTCCAGAAAAGCCACTGGCTCCAGAGAACCCACTGATTCCGGAGAATCCGCTGATACCTGAGAAACCACTGATGCCAGAAAAACCGCTGTAACCAGAGAATCCTGAGTAACCTGAGGTTCCGCCGCCACCGCCGCCAGAAATAGTGACCGTTACAGCGTTGCCCACGGCTGTGGCCGTTACTCCAGCGCCTACAAAGTCAAATGACTGGACGTTGGTTGTGAGCGGGATACCTTCATCAGATACGGTAATCGCAGAGCCGGCGCCAGAAAAGCCTGAGAGACCAGAGAATCCCGAAAGGCCGGAAAATCCTGAGCCGCCAGAAAACCCAGAGAGTCCTGAAAACCCTGATAAACCAAGGCCTGAGAATCCCGAGTAACCAGAAATGCCAGAGCCTGAGTAGCCTGAGACACCAGACCCTGAATAACCTGAAAGGCCAGAGAATCCTGAGAGTCCAGAGAACCCTGAAAGGCCTGAAAAGCCGCTTTGCCCTGAGTAACCTGATAGACCAAGGCCTGAGAAGCCAGAAAAGCCCGATATGCCCGATCCTGAGTATCCTGAGAGGCCGCTGTAGCCTGACAATCCAGAATAGCCGCTCAGGCCCGAATAGCCGCTCGAGCCGGGGTTATCGCCCGAGAACCCAGAAAAGCCAGAGAATCCTGAATAGCCCGATACGCCACTGCCGCCACCACCGCCTGAAATGGCTGATATAGCGCCCGTGGTCGTCTTGACCGTACCCCCATTCTGAACAATGGGTACAAGCTCAGTGCCAGTCAACGGCTGAGCGGTCGGAAGCTGGGTGATCGTCTGATTAGCCATTATGGTGAGATCGCTATTCCGTCAAGGTTTCCATCATTCTCAATGAGATTGGTGTTGCCTTCTGTTGATAGAATTATACTCTGTTGATCGTTCAGCACCAAATTATTTTGAATCGCAGCCACTGAAACATCAGGTCGAGGAAAACGCAAGTTGATTCGCTCGGTCTGTCGCGCCGGAAGCCGGTAAGGGTCTTTTTGATCCGCACAACCTTCGTTGCAAACTCTCAGACCTGCAAAGTTCGGGTCATTCATCAACACCGAATAAGGGCGCTTCATCCGGCAACGATCACAGATCGCAATCGCCAGCGAAGCATACCCAGTGGTGTCTAAGAAAATAGACATGTTACGCGGTGTATACCGAAATATTCGGCGCGAAGTAAATAGGAGAACGGTCGCGTTCTTCTTGCTCGGCTAGATTTAAATACTTTTCGGCTTGCGTTTCAAGATACTGAACGCGGTCGAGGGGGACTGCGGGTAGTTCGAGCGACAACTGATGGCTAAGCATAGCCAACGTGGCGAGGTACCACCTCTGAGGGATTTGTAACTCGTCTGAAAGATCACCCACATCCATGATCTGCTTAGAATACCACACGGTCATCTGCACAAACGGGTCGGAAGGCGCAGGCCAAAGGTAAATTTCAGGTTGTGGAATGGTCCGGTTGAACCAGAACTGATAAGGTTGATTGGCGGTGAAGTTCTTGTTAGGTAAATTAGTGTAATCATCACGATTCAGACGCGACATCGTGATTTCGCGACTGTTGTTACCCACGTACCACTCACGCAACGCCAAAGTTGTACCCCCTGAGGCCTGAATGCGGTAAAAACGAACCGTCTGACCGGGGTCAATGTCATACCACAACCATTGGTTGTCAGTCACAACTACCGTTCCGACGTCTTCCAACGTGTTATAAGTGATGCCGTCTGTGGAATACTGAAGGGTGAAAGTCCATGTTGCACTTCCACCACCAGAAACATAGGGTAGCACACCAATAGATCCCGCATAAACCGGGTTGTCTGTGCCAAAATCGACCGTAATATTACCATTCGCGCTCGTCTGCTGACAGTAGGTGTCGACGTCATCATCAGCCACGTAGTATACCGTGCCTCCGGCCGAAGTGCTATAACTACCCGTGGGGCGGTTCATAGTGCGATACAACGCGTTGAGCACGTCATTGGCCCCAACGGGCAGCGTGTAAATGTACTTGTCAGGGGTGAGACCGATGACTTCCTTTCTGATAGCCCAGTACTGAATGCCGATATTTATCAAATTAGTTAAAACAAACCCGAGCGACTCTCGCGCTGTGACCAGCTGCTCACTGGTGAGTTCTTCGGCTAACTTTCCGCACCGCCGAGCAGCATGATCAATCAGCGTCTGAACGCTATAAACCTGACCGTAAGTGTCTGAGTATGCCATTCGTTCACCACCCTGGACAGTTCCAGCGTTTCATTGAGGCCCGTGCACGTGACCCGCGATCAGACTTCCGCGCTACTGGGCCCATTCGAGCGCAAAATGAATCGCGCCGTGGACCGCCCTCGGGCTGAGGAGCCTTTAGGTTTGAGCCGGTGGCTCGGTTGTACTTGGCGCGGCCTTTCGCCGTAAAACCCGCGCCTTGAGACGCCGGTAACTTTTCACCACGGCCAATCGAAAGGTTCGGCTCGCCGCCTTTAGCCATTTTTTCAGGGAGTCGAGCATACTTTTTCCCCTTCACATTAGATTCAGTGAATTCGGCGGCCACGTCAGGCCGAATGCCGACCTTCTTTGCAAACTTGGGGTTGTTCTCGGCTGCTTTCATAAGCCGGAACTGCGCTTTAGTCTTGGCAGGCATTTAAGCTATCTGCCCCATTGTAACAATCAACGAAGGGATGGCCGGGTACGCAGGCGTCACACTCAATGGCAATGCCTCAAGCGTTACATCCGTCGATTCAGGCAGCCAAAACAACTGCACATAATTAGTGGCGTTCAAATCTAAGTAAAAGTTCCAGGCGGCCACCGCAAAACCAAAGATGCCCGCATTCTTACGCGCTGGCACCGTAACTTGCGTTGATGAGTTGGCAAGATCTGAACCGTTGACCTTTATCCAAATTGTGACAATGTGCTGCTCGTTAGCGACATTCTTGAACTGGGCGCTAAATTGAAAGTTATAAATGCCGTCATCGGGCACCGTAAAACGGCTATTGCTAACCAGGGTAATGCCATCGGTAATATCCGTAGTGTTGCAAGTCATGGCCGTGCCAGCGGTGGTGCTTCCCGTCTGATCTAGGGTGCTGCTAAAGCCGCCATAAGCCGCGCCAAACGCACGCAAATCACCGATGGTTGATTGCACATTCGCGCCACTTTGCACTAACGGCACAAGCTCTGCACCCGTCAGCGTTGCGGCTGCTGGCATTGCGCTAATTTTCTGGTCGGCCATTATGATTGCTCCAAAACAATTTTGCTGCTGTCTTCTTGCAGCACATACCCTGGCGTTGTCTCATCCAGAATATAAAACGTAGTTGGCGGAATGGTGCCGTAAGTGTCAACCACACCATTATCACCAACATCAAGTCCGTAGTCCGTGCCTCCGATGACATTCTGGGCACCAACGCCTAACGCAAAACCGTCTGAGGTGTTGGCTTGATCGGCAACGCTTGAGTAGCCGACAGGAGCCATTAAATCCCCGCTTGAACGATTTTAAGCGTTGCCGTACCAGAGCCTGAATTAACAAGCAGTTTAATAGCCGTTACGGGGAACGCATAGTTGCCATCAGCCGCCGAAACTTCACCCGCTACTGTGGGATGACTGAACCAAGTAGAAATCGTACCGCTGGGGTCGTCAAATGAGTGCTGGACGGTGTAGTCAACCGTGCCTGACACCGTCACACCAAAACCCACATTAAACGGACTAATATTGGTATTCATGACCACGGTGCTACTTGAGCCGACACCAGTCTTTGAAACCGATTGAACTCTCATCACAAGTCCTTAAAATGAGCGAGGGCCGAAGCCCCCGCCGTTTCAGCACGCGCCGCCGTAGGCCTTTTTGTACACTCCGCCACCCTTTTTGAAGGTTCCGGACTGCAGGTCATTAGCCACGGGTTTTGACACCGGGTGCCGAGGCATCGCTACGGGACGTCCGCTATCGACTAGACCCCCCGTAGCATAACGCTTTCCCAGGGCACCGCCTTTCTTAAAGCCCCCGGCGTTGCCTTTCTTCACTTCGCCAGTGGTGGTGTTGGTTGGGCCGGGTTTGGACGTCGAAACATTGCCTTCGACTCCGCCACCTTTAGCGTACTTGGGGCTCCCGCCGTGCTTGTAACCGCCGGGTTTGCCCATTGCCACGTCGCCAGTCTTCTTCGGAGTGTGATGCTCGCCTGAAGCAGTGTCCATCTTGGTCTTGACATAACCCTTAGCTCCCTTTTCAGAGGCCGCTACGCCAATTACTCCGCCTTCTTTGAACCCTGCCTGACCCATCACCACGCCGCCCGTCTTCAGCCCCTTGTGAGCTTTAGAAGCGGGCATCGAAGCATGCTTTTTGAGCTTAGCCTCGGTGCCCATCATCTTCTTCATCTCGGCGGCATGCTCAGCTTTGCTCTCGCCACCCTCTTTCATCATCGGGCGAGCCATCATAGCTTTGCGGCGCGCAGCCATCGAAGGACGCGCAGGGGCCACCGCCGGAGGCATCCCGCCTCGAGCACCGGGCGCGGGCGCAGCCGCCAGACCCCTCATCACCCCACCGTCCATCATCTTCTTGGGCGCTTTGACCGAACCGCCTTTCTTCAGTTTCAAAATCACTGAAGGCTCGGTGGTCATCATTTTAACCATCGGTTTAAACTGTCCCATGATTAGCGCTCCTTGGCTACATAGACATAGTCCACGGTCATGGTCTTGGCGACGGCTTCACCGTTCTGGATCGCGATGGTGATGGTCATGTCCTCATCGTCGGGCAGGTTGGTAGTTACCGAACTGCCAGCGATTGAGCCATTCACAAAGTACTGCACCGCCGAAATCCCGTCATAGTAAAACCCAAGACGGATGAAGGTGTCATTTGCCATCGTGGCTACGGCGCTCGCGGTGGTTGCCGTGTTGTTTTTCTCAACAAGGAAATCAACCGTCGCAGCCCCATCGGCTTTGATAAAGAACACACCGTCAGTCACGTCAAGCGGGGTGGTGTCGGTGATCTGCAGACCAATGACAACATCCGACTGCGTGGCATCACTAACTTTGAAACGAGCCTCAAAGAACAGCGGTTTACCACTAGCGAACCGGAACGACTCACCGACTTTCTGCAACGACACAAGGTCGTTATCAGCAGCGGTGTTAGTGATGAGCAACAGACCCCCATCACCGTCAGTGAGCGCTTGGGTTGCGCCGGCCTGCGTCTCTGTAACGGTCCAGTCGGCCGCCGTGTAGTAGTCGAAGTCCTCAAAGTAGGTGTGATACAGCGTGGCTGCGGGCTGGCCTAGCTCAGCAAACAGCGACTGCTCACCCACGTTGGTGACCCCATTAGGAAACCGAGTCGTAGTCATACTTTAACTCCTATAAAGCGGGGGCCGCAGCCCCCTGGTTTCCTTAGACTCCGGGCGTGCCGTACATTGCGCGCCAATCGGTAAAGCCCACATCGTAACGCTCGGTGGCCTTGTAGCGCATGGAGTCGGTTTCGAAATCACCTTCCATGGTCTTTTCAAGGCCGCGACGCATCATGAGCTTCATACCTTCGGGCGTGTCGGTCTGCACCCACCATGCGGTCGAGCTGGTCAAACGCGACAGAACCGCAGCACCTTCATCGAGCAAACCGATAGATTTGACTGGGTTGATGTCGTTGTTGGCTTGACCGGCACGCAGCACACTCTTGAGCAACACTTCGGCTTGGAAGATGTTGCCTGGGGCGACGACGAGCTGTCGTGGCACGAGGCGAATCTTTTTGCCGTTGTTGTCAACCGCCTGACGCACCTGAATGAGCATCTGCTCAAGGGAGGTCTGGCTGAGGTTGGCCGCTGTGGTGAGGAGGTTGCTCACTGTGCCGTTCACGATTGGGTGCGAAGCGCTGTTCAGCGCCACACCGTCACCGCCGGCGTACTGCCCGCCCGTGAAGGCGTTGTTCAGCACGTTGGCACACAGGGTTTCTTTGGTCTCGACCAAAGACTGCGCAAGGTGCCGAGCGTACACCGACCCGATGCGGATGTGGTCGCCGTCTTCGACAAGGACTTTCGTCAACGCGAAGGCTAGACCGTACACCGAGTAAACGTAACGCTTCAGGAACAACACGCCGCCCTGTTGATAGGTTACGGGGCTGCCGTCGGGGAGCAACGGTGCCAAACCAAAACCGTACAAGACGGGTTCCTCGTGGTAGTTGCGGGGGATGCCGTTCTGCTCGCGGAAGACTCGCGACCACTCATCGGCACGCTGATCATAGACTCCGTCGAAGCACTCGTTCAGGATAGGCTCAACGATGCTCCGAAAGTCCGTACTGCGCATTGGGGCTGCCATTTGTTAGCCCTCCTTTAAGCTACGGTAACGGGGTAAGCCACCGCCGCACCTTCGTAAATACCAGCGTACTGGAACTCGGCAATCTGCACACGAACGATCGTGTACGAATCACCCCATGCATTGCCCGGATACGGAGCCAGATCGACCACGCGCAGGGTCTTGGTGGCGTTGGAGGCGGCCGCCGTAGTGCCCATAGTGGCCTGAGACAGACCCACCAGCGTCGGGTCGCCCGAAGTCGGGTTATACGGGTTGGTGATGTCGTACTCTTGGCCCAGGGCGGTTTGCGCAATCGAGCCTTCGGCTTGGATTTCGTAAACCACTTTGGGGTCAGTCCACACATACGCAATGAGCGAGCCGGTCTGATAGCCCGTGTTGGCGGGCCAGCAGTTCGACACACGACGACGCCCCGTGGTGTCGGTCCACTCGACGCCATCAAAGACGCCGTAGATTGGATCGCCACTCGCGGCACGAACGATATACCCAGTTGTGGGGTCGAGCTTAACGGCCTGACCCTTCAAGATGTTCTGAGCATACCCCGACTGAATCACATTGGCTAGCCCCTGCGCACGATCGAGCCCCGAGGGGTGATACGCAGGCCGCAAACCAAAGGGTGCTAAGGTTGCAGACATGATATTGTAAACTCCAATTTAACCCTCGAAGACCGGGGGTCGGTTGACGGATGATTGTGCCACTCGTCCGAAGCCTTCGCCTTCCGTTTTCAGGAGTTTGTGTCCTGAGCTGTCAGCGCCCTGCTGAAGTTCCTCCATACGTTCCATGATCGCTTGAGTTGCTTCCATTGGTTTTTGATAATGGAAATGCGCCATGACCCGCTGGTAGAGTTCAGTCGGAATCTTGAACAGCAACATTTCGTTGCACGAAATGTGACCCACATGCTCGCCCGCTTTTACGCGATAATTCTCAAACCCAGGTAACTCATCGGCTGTCACCGGAACGTACCCCAGTCGGATTCGCTTGTCAATCGTGTCGTAGCTGTTGGTGGTGGAAAGCCAGCACATGTGCCAACCCGGCAGGGCGGGCACGTTCGGCAGGGCGGTTTGCGTCCACTCGTCACTCCACATCTTGTCGATGTCCTGTGAGGCGGCGAACATAGTCTCCGGCGGAAGGCGGTCGAGGTCTTCGCTTGCGCGGCTTTCGCGTCCACCGGCGGAGAGAGATTTCTTAAGTCTTGAATCCATTTGTGTGCGTCCTTTGAATTAGCGTGGGTTTGCAGCAGCACGTTTGCGAGCTTCCGCCGCGTAGCGCTTGATCATACTGTTGCGCTTGACGGGGTCGTCCCAAAAGCCGGCATCCTTCATGGCGCGTACCTGATCCGGTTCGAGCATGAACTGCCCCTTGGGGGAGCCGCCACTGTTGGATGATTCGCGACCGGTGCTAGTTTGCATATTCCGAGGCCTTGAACGCTGATTCGGAGCATTATAGCTCAATTCATACCGATGAGGCAAGTACTTTTTTGCCCGCTCGTCGAGCTCTTCCCAATACTCCTCGGTTGCCGGGTCCCAACCGCCCTCGGCGGTGAGTTCCTCGTCTATCTGCTTGACGATTCGGGAGTCGGTGTTGCGGTGCTGGGGGTCGTACCAGTCGTTGCGTCGAATCCAGTCGGCGGCCATTTTCTGCACCCTCGCATCGGGCAGGTTGTTCTGCTGCCGGGGGGTGGTGCTGGCCTTTTTGAGGTTTTTCAAGGCTTCGAGCTGTTGCCTCGACTCGTACCAGAGCTCCTGGGCCTGCGCCAGGGCGTCGCCGTCTTGAGCACGGGTGGCTTCGGCGATCTTGCGCTTGGCGTACTCGAGCCGCAGCTCTTGGTCTTCGACCGCCTTGTCGAGCTTGGCGATTTCGCCGGCGTGCGTTTTACGCTCAACCACGCTCAGCCGCTCCATTAGCTCTTGGTTTTGTCGCTGCAGCAGTTGCAACCGCTGGTCTTTCTCGGCGCTGGTTTTGCGGGCTAGTTCGCGCTTGGCGCGGCGGCGCTCGCGTTTGGCGTTGCGTAGCGCCTCGGTGTCGTCGTCGGCATCGGCGTCAGCCGGGTCGTCGGCGGGGCCGCCTTCGGCTTTGTTTTGCGGTGAGTCGTCCTCATCGTCATCTTGAACCGAGGGTGGAGCGAGACCTTCCGGCAGCGCCACCGCGACTGAACCGTCGGGCTGCTCGGTGATCTCGATATCGGGTTCTTTTACTTCGGTGCTCGTGCTCATAGGAATGCCTTAGTCTCGAGGGGGTTAGTGGTGATTCGGGCAATGACCTCGTGATCATTAACGATCATGAACAGTGCGGGGTCCTCAAGGTGGTCCTCACCGGGCACTTTGACCTCCCAGCGGTCGCCGCCCCACTTGGGCACACGAATAAAGTCACCCACCCCACACCACGACCCCTCGGGCCAGGGGTTCATCGAGTCGCGATGCCGAAAGGCGAGCGGCCCCACGGCGATGACCTTGGCGACCTGGGTGTTCCACTTTTCGGTCTCTTTGGTTTCCTCAACAAGTACGATTCCTGCTTTGGTGGTCTTTTTACGGCTACGGCGCAGTTGCACCAGTATACGTCCACCTAACGGCTGCGCACCAGGATCCACGCTCGGGAAAGCCCAAGCCATCTCAGCGTCTTGCGACGCTACTGGTTCAGTCATCATGTTCATCTTCTTCCTCTATAAAGTTCTCAATAATGTCAAGGGCTTTTTGCAGCCCCATGTGTTCGCCAACCATGCGCTGGTACGCCTCCCAGGTCGCAGCGTTGCCCGCCGCTAGGGAATGGCCTATTTCAGCCTGACGTGCCTTGAATGCGCCAATCAGTTGGCTCAGGGTTAGGGTCATTTGTTTTTGCGTGCTAGCGGGGCGGGGGCTCCTTTTTGTGCGGGTTGAGGGGTGGTGCTACCTTTGGACTTCAGACTAGTGCCGTCGAGCGCCGCGCCCATGGCGATGCGCTTGTGATAGGGGACGGCTTCGTTGTCTTTGAGGTTATTGGATGGTTGGGCCACGTTCAGCTCCTAGGTTACGTTGGGCTTCGTTTTGAAGCCGGATTGCAGTCTCGTACTGCTCGGTGCGCAGCCTGTCGTCTTCTTGAGTCAGGCGTGCGGTTTCTATGCGCTCGCGGGTCAGGTTATCCGAGGCGTTCAGCGCCACGTCAATCTGATCACGCTCGGCGGCGCGTTGTTGCTCGGCTTGAAGCCGCGCCACGTCAATCTGCCCCCGCTGTTGCATGTCGGCTCCTTTGAGCTGCATCTCCGCTGCGTCGCGCTGGGCACGGCGCTGGGTTTCCGCCAGGCTGGTTTCCTTGAGCACTTGCGCCTCGGGTGGCAACTGAGGTTGCGGGGTCATTTGTTGCATCGCCTGAAGCAGCTGTCCGACGAGGGGAAGAATCTTACCGAACGCCTGCTCGGCGTCGGACTTGACGTGTTGCGACACGAGGGCGTACACTTTGTCGATCTGCGCCGTGAGGGTTTTGTCCTCGTACTCGGCCTCGGTCACGGGGCGACCGTTGCGGAGCTTGGTGACGTACCCTTGCGAGCGGTTCAGGTACCACAGAATCATGTGCTGCTTCACGTGCTCCAGCGCCCGAGGCAGGTAAATCGACGCCATGATGGGGTTACCACCGAACGCCGGGTTCAGGGCAAAGTCCAAGTGCGTCTGAATATGCGCCAAGTGATCTTGATGCATATAGGCGTAGCCGTTCTGCCCCAACGCCATGGCAACGTTCTCATCAACCGCGCTGAGTTCGTCCGGCGAAGGCGTATTCTTGAGCAGTTCGTTGTAGCCGGGTATTTTCAGCTGTTTCAGCAGCCGTTCTTCCACCGCCCGCCGGTCGTAGAGGTCCGGCGCGGCGTCCGCACGGGCCAGCACCGCCTGAATCTGCGCCATGCGTTGGGTTTCGCTAAAGATATGCGGGTCCGAAACCGGCACCACGTCCGTATTGCGTTGAAAATCAGCTTCCTCAATCTCGAGGTCCGCCACGACCTCGCCTTTACGCATGTCGCTCAGGTACCAGCGGTTCAACCGCCCCAGAACCTTCAAAAGTCGGCCTTGCGCATCGTGCAGCCGGGCGTGAATGGCGCTGAAAACCGCCGCGCCTTGCTCGATGAGCGCCTGCGTAGTGCCGACGGGGGTTTGCGCGCTCACGTCGGCGATCTTTTCCTCCGCCGTCGTGACTACGCCCTTAGTGGCCTTGTCAAGCCACCCCAAAAGCTCAAAAAGCACAGCGCTCGGGGGGTTAAAAGGCATAGGCATTGCGATTTTCTTGATATCGTCCACGCCCGGTGCGCCTTCGATCTCAACAACCTGCGTGATGTCGACCTGTTGGCTCTGCCCGCTCACCTTTGCGCCCTTCAGTTTGAGCATCGCCGGCGCGTTGTTGATGTGCGCCGAGTCGAGCAGGGCACGCAGCGCCCCCGTCAACGCCGCCGAGAGCCCCCCAATGAGGTGCGGCAGCCCGATTGCGTACGCTCCACGCCACGGAATGAACTTGTACTCAATGACCCAGTCCAGTTTGGTCATCGATTCGTCGCCGTCTTCCCAGTTCCGGTACAACCCCACCACTTCCGACTCAAGTTCGTCAATCATCAGGATATACGGGGCCATTTCGCCCCCGCTTTCGCGGTCATCTTCAAACTCGAGCCAGGTGTAGATGTGAAAAACACGGCGTTCGCCGTCGGTGTTCTCATCCCACTTGCGGCCTTCGATCTTGTTGTTGGCCTTTTCGGCCTTAGTTTCCTCGGGCTCCATGGTGGCGCGGATCAAACTGATGTCGCGATACATACCGGAGCTGATTCGACGCTTGAACTCCCACTCGCTGATGTCGTGAATCTCGGTGGCCCGCTGCGCGGTGTAGAAGTTCGTGGCCGAAAAGGGTATCAACACCTTGTCGATGGGCAGGAACTCGGCGCAAGGGCGCTTTTGCCGGTCATCGTACCAGAGCTTCAGGTACTGCGACCCGCCCAGGGGCAGCTGAGTGAGGAGTTGCTCCTGCTCGTCGCGGAACTCTTCAATCTGCTCAGTGAGTTGCCAGTTCATCCAGTCGCGCTTACGCTCCGCACGCTGGGTTTTCTCCTCATCGTTTTGGCCGAGGATCTTAGTTTTGACGGGGCCGTCGGGCGGGAATAGCTCTTTTATGGCTCGGGAGGCAAAGTCGACGCAGGCCTCCGCCATCGCGGGGTGTACGACCTTGCTCGCGCCCATGAACGTCGCACCGCCGGGGGCGTCCTTGCCCATCCCGGTGCGCTTGAGGCCTTCTTCGTACTGTTTGTCGCGATCTTCCCGCGCCGTTTTGTCTTTCTTGATGAGTTCCAAGTACCGACTAGCGAGCGTGTCAAGGTCGAGCGGATCAAACACCTCCGCCAGGTTGGCGTAGAACTCGGGGTTCTCCTCCGGGCCGCTATCCGGCTCAAGATTGACGAGCACCGACCCATCGGGCAGCTCCTCAAGCTCGGCGTCACCCAGCTCGAGTTCTTCCTCTTCGTACTCGACGGTCATCGGCCCAGCGGGCAGTTCGTCTTCAAGTTGGGGTTGTGGAAATTCGATAGCCATAGCTCGGGTTCCTCTCAGCGCCTGTAGCCCTTGAACAACAGCTCATCGGCCATGAGCGTGGGATTAGTTTCAATTTTAACCGCACCGCCCTTTTTGAGCTTGTTCTTTTTCAGGAACTCTTGAGCGGGCTCGCGAATCATCTCGTAAAAGTCACGCAGCTCAGCGTTGGGGGCTACGGCGTTAGCGCCCAGGTCCAACCGCTGCCGACCCGCGCCCTGAGCGGCTCGCCGTTCGAGCAGCAACAACGGGGCCGCCTCACCGAGCAGGTCTTGCAGGTCCACCGCACCGGACTCAAACGCCGCCGCAAACGCCGGGTCGCGCCGCACGCGGTCAAACCGGCCGAGTCGGCCCGCGTTTTGCAGCTCCAGTTCGGCTTTTTCAAAAAGATCTTTGTCGTAAACGCGACGCGGCACGTCGGTCTCAAAGAAGCTGTACGCCGTGGAGGCTCGGCCACCTCCGGTTGAGGGGGGCGAGGCGATGAAAGTCTTCAACGTCCGGGGCCACGCACCCCGCTCGTAGTCGGCGTAAAACGCCACGTCATCCGCGCTGGGCGAAACCCGCAGCCCGCTGACGTCGCTCGGGTGAGTGTGGAAGTCTACAATCGCGCGACGCTGCGGGTCGCTGACCGCTCGGCTGACGTCCGCCGCACTGGGGATGACTCGCGTGCGGTTGCCCGAGGTAACAACTTCGCCTGGGACGCCGGCTTCGGTCAGCCCCACGACGGAGTGCTCGTGGCCGGTGCGGTATGCACGACGGAGCGCCTCCCGAGCGGCGGCGGACTGCGCGGGGGCTTCGGTTTTCAACAGCTCGCGCAACGCAGCCGCTGCCCCGGCGGGACGCTTCACGGCCCCGACTGCGCCCGCCACCGGCGGAAACGCCCCGAGGGCTTGCGCCAGTCGGAACAGCTCGCTGGGGTTGGTGGGTTCGGCGGGTTTCTCGCCCATGAACCCGCGCACCACGTCGCTCAACGCTCCGGCGGAGCCCTCGCCGTAACCGGGCAGGTCTGACGCCCGACGCTTAGGGGGTTTGCCGCCCTCGTTCATGCGCACCGCGCCACCGGCGGCGTAGCCTTCTGGGCTACTAGGCGGTAGGTTTGTCCTGCCGTATTTGTCTAAGAGATCGCTGAGTTGGCGTTGCGTGACGAACTCGGGCGCGGTTACATTCGCGGCTCGAAGGTTCATACCTAGGTCGCTGTCGGGGTTGATACGGATCAGCCCGGTGTTACCTAAGTCCCCGACACTCGACCACCGCCCCGAACGCACGAAGTCCTGCACAAAGGGCAGATACTCGTCCTTGGGGGCTCGGTTGGCCTTGCCTTTGATTTGGATGATTTTGTTTTCCGTTGCGTTTAAAAGTTCTGGCGCTTCTGTTTTAAGAAATTCAGGCCAACTGTTAGAATACTTATTTCGATCTGCGCTGTACTTTGCGTAAAGCTCAGGGAGGTTCTGTTTCGCGTAAACAGACTCAAGATTCGGATTGTGAGGCGCGACCTCAATCGTTACGTGGGGTTCGCCCTTCTTGTCGCGCAGGCTGTAAATGCGGCTGCGCCCCTCGATGACGTCCGGACAGTAGCCCCCGACGCAGTGCCCCATGACGTCGCCCTCGTACTTGAGGGCGTCCTCGAGTGAGGCGTAATGCTTGTGCTCGGTGTAAGCCTTGGCGGCTTTCTCGGGTGTGTCAAACAGCACGCGCCCGGTCTTAGGGTCTTTCCAGGATAGTTTCTGCCCCGGCTCAAGGATTGAGTACTTGCCGGCGTTTTGAATCAGCATGCTACTCACGTCGACGGGCTCTGTGGAGGCTTTCAACTCTACCCAACGCAGGCCTTTCTCGTTGGGCTCGGTGGTGCCCGGAACGGTCTCATAGGCGCGGTGCTCGAACGTGGCGGGGTTGCGCGCCTTGAGGGCGTCGGCCTCGACCTTTTGCGCCGCCCGCCACTCGTTGATCTTTGCGACCCGCTCGACGGCCTGCGGCACCGTGATCTTCTCAAGCTGCTGCGGGGTCAGCCGCAACGACGCCGGCAGCCCCGAGTTGGGGTTCATGGCGTTGGTTAGCTCGTCGATGATGTGCGGGAAGCCGAGCTTAGACATATCGGTGCTCAGATTCATACCGTACACCGGCGTATCAGGCGACACTTTCGCTAGCCAAGGGTTTGCTTCAACCAACTGCATCGACTGAAACACCTCAGCTTTATCGGGCTGTATGTTTATATCAGCGAGAGCCTCCCAGTCCTTGGCGAGGTTGGATTTACCTAGACCCTCAATAGGATAGCCGCTGGCCTCTCGGTTTTCACGTAGCGTCCGGCCCTCCCTCTCAAACCCCATAGGCCTTGGGGCATCTTGCGGCTCAAAGTGCAGCGTGCCCCGCTCAGCGAGTGCCCGGACGGGGTCCTCGGGGGTAGCCATTTCGTTCTTGACGTACTTGGTGAGCTTGGTATCAATCCACTTGTTGAGGGCGGCGTTTTCCGTGTACATCGGCGAGTTGGCCAGCGGGTTAGGAACCTCATTGCCGAAGGCGTCAGTGGCGCGGGAAGGCATGGGTTTCCTCAACGGCTCGAGCGCCCGCTCAGCCGAGAACGACCCGGCAAGCCAGTTGCCGCCTTTGGGTTTGATGACCGCCGCGCCGGGTAGCGCCCCCACACGGGACAGCGTTGAGGCGGTCGCGAACGGGGTCAACGAGCCAAACAAATCACCGAGCACGCTGGTGGCCTCCCCGGCGCGGTAGGCGCTTTCAAGACCTTCGGCGTCGGGCTCCATGACGCTGCGGCGCTGGTTAGCGCCCGCAAACCCGCCGATGAACTCAGCCGGGTAGCGGATTCCGGGCACAGGGGCCACGCTACCCCGAGTTGGGGCGGCCGCAGTAGCGCGTTGAACCCCCGGAGGTAGCTTTAAGCGGCGTTGAGCGCGGAGCTCTTCGAGTTCCTCGGGGCTGGGGGGCATTAGGCTAGGCGGCATAGGGGTTCACCTTGGGTCCGGTGTAGTCGTCCGAGTCATTGAGGGCGTCAATGTAATCCTCGGGGTCGTAGTCATCACGCGGCGCGGGGTCAATGTTGAGCCAACCCGCATCGCGCATGTACCGCAGCGCCTGGCTGAAAGCATCCACAAAGTCATCGTGCGTGGCGTTGGGGAAGCTACAGATCTGCGTGATCATGCCCTCGGCCCAGTCACGGACGTAGCCCGTCCGAGCGCTAGACTCCGGGATGTAGACCCGGCCAGCGCGGACGATGTTGGCAACTATGCTCAGGCGCTGGATCTTATCGGCCTTGCCGGGGTTGTACGCCCGCACCGGCACATGCGCACGCTGCAGGTCTTGAATGAGCACGATGCCCGCCGCTTTGTCCTCAACGAGCACGAGGTCGACCTTCTTCAGATTGCGCCCCTCGCCGAAGACAATGTCGTACTCGTCGATGACTTTGGGTTTCAAGTCGGGGTACTGCAGGTGATCCTGCCACGCGTCGATGACCAACACGCCCATCGGGCCGTCTTGCGGCTTGAACACTCCGAAGGTGATCGACGCCGTGGGGTCGTTGTGCGTCTTCTCCGTATACGCGCAGTCGTACGACTGAACGATGAACTCCAGCTTCGGGAGCTCTCTCTCCGCTGGCCAGAGCTTGAACCAATCCCGCTTGACTATACCCCCTTCTTCCGGGTCAATCACTTCGGCGTGGATCTCTTGCCGGCCGAGGTTGGTACCCTCATACGCCAGGATCTGCGCTTTGAAGTTGTCACTCAGGTTATCCACGTTCGCGTACGTGCTCGCCGTGGTTAGGGTGACGTCGGTGCCTTCCCGGCTGATGAGGTCAACAATCAGGTCGCGGGGTTTGGGGGTCGTGGTGATGAGCAGGCGGGACTTCATGTCGGGCAGCTTGAGGCGCACACCGAACTGAATCTGGTCCCACGCCTCCTGCAGGTACTCCCACGCCGCTAGCTCGTCGCACCATCCACCGTGAAACTGCGGCCCCCGGAACCGCTCGGGCTCCGAGGCCGGAATGCCTTTTATCAGCGAGCCGTTGGTCAGCTTCAACTCGTGCAGTGCTTTGTTGTACTCGCTGATGAGCACCTGCGGAATCACGGTGAGCAGTCCCGAGTCGCCCTCAAAGCAGGTGCCACGCACGTCCGAGGAGGTTGGCGCCGCCACTAGCCATCGCGTCCGGGGGTAGCTCCACGCCCACCACCCCACCTGCTCGGCGGCGGTGCGGGTCTTGCCCGCGCCCCGGCCCGCCAACATCAACCATATGCTCCACCATTCGCCCTGGGGCAGCAGCTGATGCAGGTGCGCCTTCGAAAGCCACAGCGCCCGCCACGCCCAAGCGGCTTGCCGCTCGAGCGGTAGCCGGCCGAACTCTTCGCGCAGCTTTGCGTCTTGCAGCAGGTCCCGGAGCGCCGAATCAGCCGCGCCCACTACCGCCGCCCTCATCGGACGTGCGCCGTTTGAGCTCGATGTTTTTCAGAATCTCGTCAAATACGTTTACCTCAACCCGCAGCGGCCCATCGTCCGCTCCGGCGTGCTGGATGCGATGCGTTTCGGCCCAACGCAGCTGCGTCTTCGACCACCATATGGCCGAGGCCGTGTCGCCCTCGACGGCTTTGGTAAAAAGCGTCTTGCCGACTTTGCTGTTGGCGTGCGCCTTGCCGAGCAGCAGCTCCCGCTCAAAGTGCTTACGCAGGGTGCTGAGGTCGATGCCCTCGCGGACCAAAATCGCAATCTGATCCTGCGGCAACCCATACCCCGAGAGCGTCGCGACCAGCTCCCGCTCGGTCTTCGTGGGCACAAACGCCGGTCGGCCCGCACCGGGCTGCGCACCTCCAGAGCGGCGCTTTTCGCCCGGAGCTTTTTCTTGCAAGGGTTTTTCTACTTTCATATTCGCCGGATTATACCCACGTTTTTCGCAGTCGGCAACCATATTTTCGATCGTTCGGTTTTGATCGTTTGGTCGATCGTTCGAACGATTAGCCGACCGAACGATCGCAGCCAACGCAAGCTCAGGAGCTCGGATTGGGCGGAGTGTGGGGGAGTGCCTTTGGCCTCCCCACACCGCAGCCGATCAGAGCGACAAGGGAGCGTTTACGCACAGATTCAACCCCTACCGTTCACACCCCAAATACGACCGCTCAGCTCTCCCTCAAGAACCCCAAAATCGATCGTTCGTTCGGTCGGTTTCTTTAAGAACGATCAAACCAAACGAACGATCACTTTTAAGGTTCCTCGAACGGTCTTTTTTAAGTCCCTAACGGCAACATGCTACACCCCTAATGGCAACCACTGACCGTCGAACGTTTTAGCCGCTCTGAAACCGATCGTTTGGTCGATCGTTTGGTCGAACGATCACCCCGAACGATCGCCCAAACGATGGCTTGTTAAGGCTAATTCAATGCCGTTCAACTACCTCATTGAACCGCTCAGCGGCTGCTTGAATGATTTTCTTTTCAGCAGCAAAAAAGTGCACTATAGTTCGGTCAGTGGTAAATGAAACAACTCAATAACTTAATTGGAGAACTAAACATGGAAAAGAAAACCTTTGAAGTCGAATTACGCCTGACTAGTTTTGTGCGTATTCAAGTCGAAGCCGAGAACGCTGAAGCAGCTGCCGAGCTCGCCATCGAAGAGCTTTACGAAAGCGACTACCCTAACGTCAACGACCACGACGTCGAGGTCGAGTCAATCAAAGCCACCGAGGAGCATTGAGTCTAATGTTCACCGTAACCGAAGACCGCACTAACCGCGACATCCCGACCGGAATGGACGTGCACCGAGCACGCGAACATTATTTGTCGATGAGCAGTAAATTCGTATCTAAATTAACTCCGCCAGTCGTTATCTCGCATGGCAATCGATGGGTTTTTCGAGGTGACTTGAGCCAGATCAGCCTCAAGGGTTACGGAGCCGAGCAGCTCATCGCACAAACCCAGAGCGACAAACTCGTTTACGTAGCACCTCGGGCCGGCATGGCCCCCAACGCGATTGCGACGCTCGGCAAACTGTATGGTAAAAAGTGTGTTTTCTTTTGCCCTGCAGCCAAAGAGCTCTCAGTGCATCAACGCGCTCTGCTTTACCATGGTGCTGAGCTACGGTTCGCTAAGATCGTCCGCATGCCGAACCTGAACGGTTGGGCAAAGGCTTGGGCTGAAAAGCATGGTGCTGAATATTTACCACCGGGGTTGTCGAAAGCGCCGTTGGTGACTGCGGGACTCGTGAAGCTGGCTGCTCGGATCAGCGAGCAAATTGGTGGCGAACCGACCGAAGTTTGGATGAGCGTTTCGACGGGCACCGCTATCCGAGCGTTTCAGATCGCTTGGCCGAACACTAAATGCAAAGGTATTGCGGTTGCGCGAAACATGCAACCCGGCGAAATCGGCCACGCAAAGATCATTGGATCTACGTTACCGTTCCTGAAACCGGTAGCCGAAGAGCTGCGCCCGCCGTTCGACTCCACCGTAAACTATGATGCTAAGTGTTGGAAGAGTTTCGAACAGTATGCAGCACCCGGTGCTATATTCATCAACGTTGGTTCTGACGCTATCATCCAAGCTCAACACGATGCCGTGAAAGATATACCCGTCGATAGCCAACGCGATTGGAACGATAAAAGAGATTTACGATAACTATGGAGAACTGAAAATGCAAAAGAAACGCAATATGCGCGGCGACCCCGGCAGCCTCGATGACGAGCTGAGCTGCTCACAAGACCCCGCACACCCGCACGGTTTTGACCGCAACGCCAGTCACAGCGCCGGACGCTACGTGTGCCTTTGCGAAGGGTTCCTGGACGCCACTGCGGACGACGGCTCGTTGGCGGTGGTGCGCGAGCTGGCGCAACGCAACGACTACGTCATGGTGCACGCCACGGAGCTACAAGAGCTGCTCGCTCAGCTGGACGAGCTGCGCGATCGGGTGACCGCACTCACGTATAAAGAGGAGAAACAAAGATGGTGAAGAACTACGTCGCGGGTCAGTCCACGTGGCGACTGCCCGCCGAGGAACCCCCGCCGCTGGGCGTGAAAATGCTCCTCCTGAACCGAGGGGGCGTGTGCGTCATCGGAACCTGGGGTGCGTGGGCGTTGGCTTGGGCACCGTTGCCGCTCATCCCCGAGCACATAAAAGCGGAGATGCTCCCGGCGGGGTATGCCCGGCAGCCCGAACCCGTTGAGGATTGGCAACTACACGCAGGAGACCGCGCATGAAAACCAATGAACTATCCGGCCCCGCCCTCGACTGGGCGGTCGCGAAGTGCGAAGGAGTGGACGAAGAAGCGTTCCGCCTGTTCTACCGCGACGCGGAGGGTGATGGCGATGCTGAGTTTCACTACTCAACCGACTGGGCACAAGGCGGGCCGATTATTGAGCGCGAGGGGATTTTCTGCAAGCCCACCATCAACAAAGGCTGGCGCTCTTATCAGCGTGACCCGTTCAGCAACGGCATTTGCAATTCCCAGTACGGCCCCACCCCCCTCATTTCAGCCATGCGCTGCTATGTGGCGTCGAAACTCGGCGACACCGTTCACATTCCGGAGGAACTCGCATGAACCCGCAACCTGAAGAAATGCACTTGGCTGAAGCACTTCGCCGAGCGCATGAAGAACTGCGCCGCCTGCATGCGGTGAACCAAGACCTGCTAGAGGCGCTTTGGGGCATGGTCACTAGCTTTCATGCTGTTGAGCACATGGAAGAACACATGCAGCAGTCGGCCGCAAAAGCCCGTGCTGCTATCGCTAAAGCAACAGGAGAGAAAACATGAGCAGAGAAGCTATGCAGTTGGCGCTTGGGGCGCTGGAGTTATATCAAAGCAGGATGAGCGTTCAAAGGTTTGACGAAGCCGTCAAAGCTCTACGCCAAGCACTGGAGACAGAGCCGTTTGAATACTGGAACGCAGTAGAGGGCTGGGTAAAGATTGATGAGGTGCGTGAGCATTTTGATTCGGTCGGATGCGGCACGATTTACAAATCTGCTGGCGAAGGTCGATCACCCCTGTACACCGCACCACCAAAGGCTGCTGAATGGGTTGGGCTGACAGATGAGGAGGTCATGGTCGCGGCTTGGAAAGCAGGATTTGATATTCATGAGGATTACGACAACGACGATGACCCAGAGGCGATGCACTGGTGGTCAGCAGACGGAGAGGTTTGTGACGATTCTCTGTTGAAACTACGTGACCTCATCGAAGCCAAGCTAAAGGAGAAGAATCATGGATAGAGAAAAAAAGTTAACAGTCATCCCATCGTCCGATCAAAAAGCTATGGGGATTGATTTGATGAACGACATAAGAGCTTTGGTTAACTCTCCTAAGTACGACCACATGACCGTTGCAACCGTGATCGGTGTACTTGAAATGACCAAACTACATTATTGGAATGTAAACCTATGAACAGAGAAGACATCATCCGCATGGCGCGAGAGGCTGGTTTTAACCCAGTCTCATACACGGGCGCAAACCTCGAATTATTTGAACGCTTCGCCGCCCTTGTTGCTGCCGCCGAGCGTGAGCGCATCTGCAAGGCGATCAAAGAGGAAGACGATTACTGCGTCACCGAAGGCGATTACATGCTGGATTCGAACGACTGCATCGCCGTGGCAAAAAGCAAGTGGGTTCGTCCCGACTACAGCGCAGGCGCTATACGAGCAAGGAGTTAAACATGACAGGCAACATCAAACCGTTCATCAAGGCTACAACCCCTGACAACTCTGATGCCATAGAAATGTTGGAGCAGTGGCTGGAAGACGCCAAATCTGGGGAGGTCGTCACGGTGGCTATTGTCGGCAAACGCGTAGGCGGCGAATGGCAGACCGGCATGAGCAGTAGTCAGAACCGCCTTGAGGACGCCGCAATGCTCATTGAGTTGGGTATGCGTCGGCTTGGCTTTAACCCACAGAGGTAAT